TGTCGGATGGCTACTCCACCGAGGCACGGGAGATGGCAAGATACTCACATCGGGCAACTACCCTGTAGTGGTGGATGCGGAAGCAGGGGCTTGCTATCCCACCAATGCAAACACCAACACATCAGGTAACTTATACGCTACTACAAGCCCACTGATACGTACTACAGGAGTTAACCTTTACAGAGACCAAAGCTATATAGCATCTATCAATAACCTGGCAAATCCTGTATATAAAACATCTGAGAAAACTATGAAACTCACATATCGTATTACATTCGATGAAGAGTAAGGAGGATTACAAATGAGTAGATTATTTGATAAGTATGATGAAAACCAAAAACCCCTTGAGTGTTATCTGTATAACTCAAAGTGGTTTAAGAACAGTGGTTCATTTACTCCTCGTGGACTTTTGCTTCACGACACAGCAGATGGTGTGACATATCTTCACCGATATGTTATGCCCGCAGATAATGACCCAAACAAGGATTATCTTACAAAATTGCTCGGTAAAAACCCATATAACAATGATTGGAATCATGATGGTAGAAATAAAGATGCAGGGCTGTCTTTTGTCGGTGCAACAGCAGATGGTAAGACTGTAACTACCATGATAACAGCACCCTACAACAAGCGTCCATGGGGATGTGGTGGAGGACGTTTCGGTTCTCTAAATGACACACATTTTCAGTGGGAAATGTGCAACGGTAACTACAATGATGTAGCATGGTTCAAGGATGTCTACGAAGAGAGTATTCAGCTTGCTGCCTATCTGTGTAAACTTTGGAAGATAGACCCTCACGGGACGTTCATGTACAAGGGTTACAAGATACCTACAATTTGCTGTCATTGGGATTCTTTCTTAATAGGGTGGAACGGTATTCCTATTTATAAGTCAGGATCGAAAGGTGGCTTCGGTAGTGGTCATACAGACATATATGAATGGAATGCTCTGTATGAATATATGGGAATCTCTATGAAGCAAGTCTACGGAGACCCATATAAGATTAACCCTCTTGATAATCCTGTAATGAATCGGGTGCGTGATGACATAGCAAAAGCTATGCAGGATAAACCCGAACCCTCACTTCCTGATGGGTGGCATCTTATCGAAGGTAAGTGGTACTATTACAAGGACAAGAAAGCTGTCAAGTCCGATTGGGTTAAGTACAGAAATTCATGGTATTATCTCAGTGCAGACGGTTCTATGCTCACAGGATGGCAGACTATTGATGGTGTAAAGTATTATCTTGATGCTTCGGGTGCTATGGCTCAGGATGAGTGGGTAGAGGGTTGCTTTGCTGACATGAGTGGTGCAATCACAGACCGCAAGGGTGAGTGGCACAATGAGGAACGTGGTGCATGGTACACTGATAAATCAGGATGGTATCCGAAGAATCGCACTATTAGGATTGATGGTGTTAATTGCAGATTTAATTCAGACGGATATCTTGTAGAGTAGTTGACACTTAATAGTTTACATAATATAATTAAAGAAAATTATTAAAGGAGATATACCATGAAGAATAAATATGTTGAACAGCCTACAAAGTCTATGGCAGAGGAAGAGATTGGTACTGTTGCAAAACAATTCCATGAGTATAAAGCAGAAGCAACAATACCGAAACTGCAAGTTAGAGAACAGCCAGACAGTAAAGCAGAAAGTATTGATACCATATCTTTGGGGCAGAGCGTAACTATAGTGGAAGAGAAGAATGGTTGGGGGAAAACTAAGTACGGAAAGGGCTGGGTGAACCTTAAATACACCAGGAGAGCATAATGAATCAGCAAATTACCTTCACACCTCAACAAGTTATTGAGTTAGTCTTATGGATTTGCGGTGCGATTGTATCAGTATCAGCCGCAGTAACTATCATTATCAAAGTAGTGCAGAAAGCAAAAGCACCTGAAAAGAAACAAGACGAACGTATCACAAAGTTGGAAGAGAGAATGGATAAATTTCAACAATACTTCGATAATGACAATAAACGGTTAACGGATTTAGAAAAAGGTAATATCATAACACAGCAGGCACTCTTCGCTTTGCTTTCTCATGCTATCAATGGTAACGATATAGACAGCTTAAAGAAAGCAAAGCGAGATATGGAAGATTATCTTGTGACGAAAGGAGTAACGGTATGAAACTGCCTGATTCAGTCTACACATTCCTCAAGTGGTTAGCACTTATCGCACTTCCGGCACTTGCTACCTTTTACGGAGTGATTGGTAAGGTGTGGGACATTCCCCATACCACAGAGATTGTAACTACATTGACAGCTATCGGAACTTTGATTGGTGCTTTAATCGGTGTATCACAGTATAATATCAACAAAGAAAAGAAGAAAGATGAGAATGTATCAGCATGAACCATATTGCAGACTTTGTAGAATGGGAACTTGATATGTTCCGGGAGAAGTGTAATTTCTCTGATGAGGAACTTTGCTATTTTAATATGAGGGCAAAGAATAAATCAAATGTTGAGATTGCGCTTGCTATGAACATATCAGAGAGCAAAGTCAGTAAGTTGGCTCGTAAAGTCAAAGATAAAATGATAAAGGTGATTTAACTGTTTGTCGCAGTTTGTCATATTTACCTCCTGTAGCAGTACCCTTATGTAGACGTACATAAGGGTACTTTTTTTTATGCAAAAATCGTACAAAAATCGTATAAGTTATAATGCTCTTTTTAATCTACAATGATAAAGAAAATATGTAGAAAGGGCATAAATAGATGATGGATATAAGTGGCAATTTGGTTAACATAATGTCAGAAAATAAGTGTTCATCTATTTATGCCCTTTTTCTTTTGTCAAAGGAGCAGAGAGATGTATGTATCTTACAACCCCAATCCAAAGGGAAACTATGTGGGCGATTGTGTAATCAGAGCGATTGCCAAAGTAACAAATCAAGATTGGGATAGCACTTATTTAGATGTGTGCATACAAGGTTTTATGTTGAAAGATATGCCGTCAGCAAATCATGTATGGGGAGCATATCTAAGAAGTAAAGGATTTATTCAGCAAACTGTACCTAATACTTGTCCAGATTGTTATACAGTGAAAGATTTTACACATGATTATCCACAGGGTACATATCTACTCGCTACTGGAACCCATGTGATTGCAGTACAAGATGGTAACTACTATGACAGTTGGGACAGTGGTGATGAGCCGATTGCATACTATTGGGAAAAGGAGAAATAACAATGGCAATTTATAATTATGGTTTACCAGTCAATTATCAGACACCTATGGCATATCAACCTCAATATCCTATGCAACAAACAATATCTAACACCCCGATAACCACCAATCAGAATAGTGCAGGAATCATATGGGTACAAGGAGAAGCAGGAGCAAAAGCATACCCAGTAGCCCCCGGAAATAGTGTACTTCTTATGGATAGTGAAAGCGAGTGTTTCTATATCAAATCTACAGACCATAGCGGTGTACCAATGCCATTACGGTCTTTCACATATACAGAGATTGTACAATCTCAACAACCCAATGAGGAACCAAAGGTTGATACTTCTCAATTCGTTACCCGTAGCGAATTTGAAGAACTTAAAAAGATGTTACAAGAAAGACAGCCTATGAGAAGGGAGAATCGAAATGAACAAACTCTTTCAAGAAACTCAAAGCAACAGCGTGATGAATAGGATCCAACAAATAATGCAGAAATACAATGTACCACAGGAAATAAGAAATGACCCACAGCAGATAATCAACTACCTTGTTCAGAGTGGAAAGGTAGACCAAAATACTATAAATCGTGCTATGCAACAAGCACAGAAAATGGGATTCAAATTTTAGGTAATACTTGCAAGTTTACATAATATTCTACAAAGGAGGATAATGTTATGTCATTATCAAACGGAACTGAAAACATGGTAATGCCTGTAGCACCGATGTATGGTGGCGGTTACGGTGGTGGATTCAGCAACGGTTTCGGTGGAGACGGTTGGTGGATTCTGTTACTGCTTCTGTTTGCTGGCGGTGGCTGGGGTAACGGTTATGGTGGTTTCGGCGGCGGTAATGCAGAGTTTCCTTGGCTGTTTAATGGACAGTCTGGAATTAACGCAAATACAAACGCTGGATTCCAGAACGCTATGCTCAATGATAACGTCACTTCTATTAGAGATGGTATTGCTTCATTGAGTACACAGTTATGTAATTGCTGTGGCGATATGCAGATGGCACTCTCTAATGGTTTTGCAAATGCTGAACAGGGTGCTAATGCTCGTCAGATGGCAGATATGCAACAGATGTTTGGTATTCAGTCAGCACTTCAGAATTGTTGCTGTGAGAATAGGGCTGGTATTGCAGACCTTAAATACACAGTTGCAACGGAAAATTGCGCTGATAGAACACAGTCTATGCAGAACACACGGGATATCATCGAGAATCAGACACGTAGTACACAGGCTGTTCTTGATAAGCTGTGTCAGCTTGAACTGGATGGCTTCAAACGTGAGAATGATAATCTCCGTTCTCAGCTTAACATGGCTACACTTCGTGAATCTCAGACAGCACAGAACGCATTTATCTCACAGGGATTTGCTAATGAGGTTGACCAGTTGTATAACAGGCTGAATAACTGTCCTGTACCCACTACACCCGTTTATGGTCGTACCCCCATCTTTACTTGCAACAATAACGGTTGCGGATGCGGATGCGGTGGCTATAACGGCTCTTTCTAATCGGAGGTAAGAACTATGGCTGAATTTATGAGGAAAGGAGAAGCGTTTTAATTTGTTTACATTTACTTCAAAGTATGGTAGAATAAGATAAAAGAATATTCAAACTGTACGAAAGGAGAAATGTATGAGCAAATTTATTGATATTACGGGTAAAAGATATAACAACCTTGTAGTGGTCAAACGAATGAAGAACGCACCAAATGGTGTTACTGTTTGGAAGTGCGTCTGTGATTGTGGAAATACCACGATTGTAAGAGGATCAAATCTTAAAAATGGTAGTGTAAAAAGTTGTGGATGTAGAAAACATAACTCCATCAACGCAACCCATAAAATGTCCAAAACAAGAATCTATCGAGAGTGGGCAAGTATGAAATCCAGATGTTATTGTGAGAACACAAAAACTTATAAGGATTATGGTGGAAGAGGTATCGAAGTTTGCAACGAATGGAAAAATTCATTTGAGAATTTTAGAGATTGGGCGTATTCAAATGGCTATTCAGATGAGTTGACAATAGAGAGAAAAGACTACAATGAGAACTATTGTCCAGATAACTGTATTTGGATACCATTTAATGAACAACAACGAAATCGAAGAAATTGTCTTTTATTTACACATAATGGAAAAGAGCAAAATCTAACCGAATGGTGTAATGAATTAAATCTATCATATAAGAATGTTCACAATCGCATTTACAGACTTGGTTGGTCTTTTGAAAGGGCCATTTCAGAACCCGTATGTATCAAAAAACGTAATAAAGATTATGTCCGAGTACACGAGAAATGATATTCAAGTGGTACAACCAAACCAGCCTGTACTGTTAGACACCACTATCGGTTGTCCTAATGGTTATGTTCTTCATCGTGAGGGTAGCGGAATTATCACTTTACGTGGTATTACAAATTGCTGTTTTGCCCGGTATCAAGTCACATTTAATGGGAATATTGCTATACCCGATGGTGGTACAGTAGGACCTATCTCTATTGCAATCGCAATAGATGGGGAGCCTGTACTCACCAGTAAAGCAATCGTAACTCCTGCGGCAACCGCACCAGTACCGCCTACAGAAGATAATTTCTTCAACGTGACAAGTACCGCAATTATTACAGTGCCGAAAGGTTGTTGCTTTAACATTAGCGTAGAGAATACATCTTCTTCTACCACTCCGGCAACAACTCCTGCACCCCCTATCAATGTTCAAAACGCTAACCTCGTTGTTAGTAGAATCGCCTAAGAAAGGAGAGTAATACTATGTCTAAGAGAATGTATGAAGATTTGAAAGAAATCCTCTGTCATGAACTCAACGAGATTACTCGCAAGGGCGATATTGACAGAGAGGGACTTGATGATGTTTACAAACTTTCATCCGCAATTACGATGGTAGAAAGTCTGATGAAGAAACAACAGGGTCAAGGTCAGCAAGGAGAGAGCGAGTATTCTAATCGCTACTCCAATGACTATTCAAATGAGGGTATGTCCAATGCTTATAGAAGAAGTATGCGTGGCTCTTATGATGGTATGTCTAATAACATGGGTACTTCCAATGACTATTCTAATCGTGATGGCTATGCAAACCGTGGTGAACAGTATAGCAGAGATTATAGTATGGATAGTTCATATGAAGGCTCATATGACTATAGCGGAAGAAGAGGACGTGACGCACAGACAGGCAGATATGTAAGTCGTGACGGTGGTTCCTATGATAGCTATGATAGCTATGACCGTGGCTATAGCAGACATACGGCAGAACAGAAAGTAGCACGTAAGCTGGAAGATATGCTTGACACCACACAAGACCAACATATCAGAAATGCTATTATGAAAGCTATGAATATGCTCAAACAGTAATATACTGGGAGGGGTGTGAAATATCACCCCTCTTTTAGGAGGATAATATGGTTGACATAACTACTATTGAAGATACATTAGAGGAACTTGTAAATGACGCACCTACGACCTTTGAAACGTGCGAAAAGATAGCACACCTTACAATTACCCGTGATTTGCTGAAAAGTCGCTTAAATCGAACGAGAGAGGGGTCAGAACGTGTCTTAAATGAGTTGCATGACATACTACCATCATATAATAAATATGTAGACACAAAAAAGCGGTATCAGCAGTATGAAGTTGTGGAGCAAATGGTAGTGATAGCTATGCAAAATCTATGTGATGAGATTGCAGATTTCATCATTACTCTATATCGTAACACAGAAAGCGCAGAAGAAAGAGAAGCAATAGAGACTATGATAGATGAGATAAGAAGTGCAATTTAGCACTTCTTATTTTTATGCTTGACAATAAATAAACATTATAGTACAATGTTTAATGTGAACACGATTTACCGATAAAACACGAAAAGGAGAATAAAGATGATTAACGTAAGAATAGCAGAAGCAGATAAGTGTAATGAAGATTATTCAATGTTTATATCATTCGACTATAATCAGAAGGTAGTTGATACAATCAAGTCTTACCCGACAAAATACTGGAATAAGGGCTCAAAAGAGTGGGAAGTACCGCTGAAAAAACTCACAAATCTTATAACTGATTTGAGCGACTTCTCATTTGACATTACAGGAAAGTATGTAGAACTTGAAGCAAAGAAGGCAGAAGTGCCTTCTAATTTCAAGTTTAAGACAAAACCTTTTGAGCATCAGATTGATGGCTTTAATTATGGTCTTGAAAATGACCGATGGTTACTCGGTGACGAACAGGGGCTTGGAAAAACAAAGACGGTTATTGATATAGCAGTTGCAAAAAAACTTGCAAATGGCTATAAGCATTGTCTTGTCATTTGTGGTGTAAATGGTCTGAAATGGAATTGGTACAATGAGGTGCTTACCCACTCAGATGAGAAGCCTTATATTCTCGGTCAGCGCACCAAAAGAAATGGAATTGCAGTTGGTGGTAATGCAGATAAGCTGGAAGATGTAAAGAACATTGATAAGATTGATGCTTATTTTATCATCACTAATGTAGAGACTTTGAGAAATACAGAGATTATCGCAGAACTCACAAAGCTATGTAAGAATGGCACTATCAATATGATAGCGGCTGATGAATGTCATAAAATGAAGAACCCATCTTCTCAGCAAGGTAAAGCATTCCTCAAATTACAGACTAAAACAATGATTGCTATGACGGGGACACCACTGATGAATAACCCTCTCGACCTCTACATCATTCTCAAATGGTTAGGCTATGAGAAGTACCCCATGTATGCTTTCAAAAAACACTATTGTGTAATGGGCGGTTTCGGTGGTTATGAGATTATCGGTTATCGTAATCTTGATGAGTTGCAGGAACGCTTAAACGAAATCATGCTTAGAAGATTAAAGTCAGATGTACTTGACCTTCCCGAAAAGACATACATTGACGAATATGTAGAAATGACAGCAAAGCAGGCTGTTGTTTATAAAGAGGTTACGGCTGAAATCAAATCAAATATCGACAATATTAAAATGACTAATAACCCACTCGCAGAACTTATCAGAATGAGACAAGCTACTGGCTATACTGGTATTCTTTCTTCAACCGTACAGGAATCAGCTAAACTTGATAGAATGGAAGAGTTAGTAGATGATGCTGTTCAGAATGGACATAAAGTGGTTATCTTCTCTAATTGGACACAAATGACTAACCCTATTGCACAACGGTTGAGCAGATATAACCCGGCAGTCATTACTGGTGAAATCAATACAGATACTCGTCAGCAGATGATTGATAAGTTTCAGAATGTGGATTCATGCAAGGTAATTATAGGTACAATCGGTGCTATGGGTACTGGTCTAACATTAACATCGGGTACAGTTGAAATTTTCTTAGACCATCCGTGGAATAGAGCATTGTATGACCAGGCGGTTGATAGGTGTCATAGAATTGGACAGAAGAATAATGTCACCATTTATAATCTTCTCTGCAAGGATACGATTGATGAGCGTATTTGGGAAATCGTAAACAAAAAAGGTGCTATGAGCGATTATATGGTTGATGGCAAAGTTGATTCTATGCACAAAATGGAGTTACTTAATTATCTTATAGGTTGACATAAGCCTATAAATATTGTAGTATAACGAAAGAAGAGAGGTAAAATTGAAGAAAAGGAGAGTAAATTTAGATGGAACTTAAAATTGACAAATTAGCTATGTTAGTAGGTGTATCAACAAGAACAATCAATAACTGGTATTGGTTTAAGAGTGCAAATCCTAATAATGAGTATGCTAAAATGCTACCCGATTATCGAATTGATAAGAAAAGTCATGGTAGTAGGGTGTGGGATTCAAATGACGTTGACAAACTGATTGATTTTAAGTCAAAGATTCCACATGGTAGAAATGGTGTACTTGGTGATATTACACAACGCTATGAAAGGAAGAAAAAGAATGAAGCGAAGTCAGATGATAGATGAAGTAATTGATTCTTATGCTCAAAATAAAGAGCGATTAGATGCTCTGGATACAGTATGTAAGGTACAAAACGCCGAGATTAAGGCATTCCTCGGCGATGAAAAATCTTATTCTACCGATAATTATAAGGTATCAAAATCTGTACAAAATAGAGATACTATGGATGAAGAGTTGCTGTGTGCAAAGCTGTCTAATTTCGCAGAGTGCTACGATTTAGGTATAATTAAAGTGCAGGAATATGTAGATATGTCGGCACTTGAGGATGCCCTATATAAGAAACAGCTTACTCCAGAAATGATTGAAGTCATTGAGAAGTGTAGGAAACATAAGGAAGTGGTAACTTTGCGTGTATCAAAGATTAAAAAGGAGGAAGAAGAATGAAAGTAAAAACTACAACAATCAAAGCAACCAGTAGAGCAAGTGTAAAGGTACGGGATAACTACTTCACAGTGGAATATAGTGAAGAACGTGTAGTAGAGTATGCTGGGGATGAAGATGATGAAGATAAGCTGAATGAGGCACGACAGAATCTTTGGGATACTTGCAACAATGAAATTGATAATCAGATTGAGGACATTAAGAAATATTGTAAATAAGTCTTGACAAAGCAGAATAAATGTTATAGTATAATAATGTTCTTAACAAGTCTGATGCTTGTTCATAAAAAGGTTAGCGACATTTCGGGGATGTTGCGAACAAACCTCATAGTGTTGCTAACCAAAACAGTTAGTGCGATTGCTGACCCCGAATCAGCGGTTGCACTAACTGTTTTACTTTATAAGGAGAAAAGTATTATGTCGCATTTCACAGTACAAGATTGGATGGTTACAGAGTTAAAATTAAAAGGTGCAGAGAGGGATGCTTTCGCAATAGTGTATGGATTTAGTCAAGATGGCGAAAGTGAATTTCATGGTAGCTTACAATATATGTCAGAGTTAACTGGGTACTCACGAAATGCATTATGTACTGCATTAAATAGTCTTGTGGAACAAGAATTGATAATTAAAGAAGATGTTGAAAAGAATCATATTAAGTATTGTAAATACCGTACAAATTATTTTAATACCGTACAAGCTACTTGTACGGGCGTACAAGCTACTTGTACCAATAAAACAAGTAATAAAAAACCTATACAAAAAACTATATCTAAAGATATAGTAGAGCCTGACACTAAATATAGTACAGATAAAAATACTAAGAAAAAGAACCTATATCAAAAATGTTCAGACTTAGTTACAAACTATACAAATAATACTGAATTGAGAGTATTGTTAATGGAATGCTTTAGTAGATTCTCAGAAAATAACAGAGAGAATGGTATGCCATTCTACACTAATCAATTCAAGGGTAAGTTAAATACTCTATCAGAATTAGCTACTGATGCAACTACACAGATTAAGATAGTCAAGCAGACATTAGATAACGGATGGAATAACTTCTATGAACTTAAAGAGAATAAACCGAGAAGAAGAACTGGTAACGTAGCACATGATATAGAACATTTATACAATGGTGTTAATGAGAAAGCAGATAAGAGGTGTTCTGATGGAGAGAAATTCTAATTGTTGGTATGTAAATACCTGTGATGAGGATTGTGATAGGTGTACTACATATGTTCAGATGAAGTGGCAGATGGAGCATAGTGGTTTACCCGAAGCAAAGCAACGTCCTATATCTCTGTATCTCACGGACGATAACAGTGGAGATAAGAAAGCATTTTATAGATTAGCTGATATACGTAAGAACATAGTAGAATTTGTACAGAGTGGAAAGAACTTGTATCTTTGCAGTAAGTGGACTGGTAATGGTAAAACAAGTTGGGCTGTTAAAATGCTACATACATATTTCCACTATACCGCAGTTGGTAACTACGAAAATCTAAAGGGTATGTTTGTAAGCACTCCCGGTTTACTGCTCAAGCTGAAAGACTTCAATAATCCTGTATCAAAGACATTCAAAGATAATCTTGAAAATGTTGACCTTGTTGTATGGGATGATATTGCAGTAAGCGGTATTTCTCAGTATGATTATACTCAGATATTCACGCTCATTGATAGTAGAATATTTGCAGAGAAGTCCAACATATTTACATCAAATCAAACCACAGTTGAGGGCTTTGCAAGTGTACTGGGTGATAGGTTAGCAAGTCGTATTTATTATACAAGCGAGATAATAGAACTCAAAGGAAAGGATATGAGATAGCATGGTAGCTTTACAAATCTTAAATAAAGTAGTGCAGACCCATGATTACTCAATTATAGAGGATAATCAGTTGACCGAAGATTATTTTCTTGAATATGAGGATGAATATACATTTCTGAAAGACCATATGAAGCAGTACGGTAATGTGCCGGATAAAGCTACATTCTTAGCAAAGTTTCCAGATTTTGATTTTATTGATGTAACAGAATCAGATAGATACCTCATTCAGACAATACGTGAGGAACATTTATATTATAAGTCAGTACCGATTGTTCAGCAGATAGCAAAGCTGTTAAAGACAGATGCAAATGCCGCCGCTGAATACATGATACAGTCAATGCGTGAGTTGCAACCTAATTATAATTTAGGTGGTACAGATATTATAGCAGAGGCAGAGAAGAGATATGAAGCGTTCATAGACCGTAGGGATAATCAAGACAAATGGTTCTTTACAAGTGGGTTTCCAGAACTTGATGATGTGATACATGGTATTCAGCGTGGGGAAGAATTGTTCGTAATCTTTGCAAGAACGAATCAAGGTAAGTCCTGGATACTTGAAAAGATATGTACTCATATATGGGAGATAGGTTTCAATGTTGGTTATATAAGTCCTGAGATGGGTGAGTTAAGCATCGGGTATCGTTTTGATACATTGTATAGGAATTTCAATAACAATGAGTTGACGAGAGGAAGTAAAGACTTTGATGATAAGTCCTATAAGGATTATGTAGATGAGCTGAAGCAGAACAAGCATAAGTTTATGGTTGCTACTCCGAATGATTTTGATAGAAAAATAACTGTGCCAAAGTTGAAAAACTGGGTACAACAGTATAAACTTGATATGATTGCCGTTGATGGTATTACATATCTTTCAGATGAACGCTATAAGCGTGGCGATAATAAAACAACATCTTTAACAAATATTAGTGAGGATCTAATGGGTCTTAGTATGGAACTCGGTATTCCTGTATTTGTAGTAGTGCAAGCTAATCGAAGCGGTGTGGTTGATAAAGAAAGCGAAGATATGCCAGAACTTGAAAGTATCAGAGACAGTGATGGAATATCTCATAATGCGAGTATTGTCCTATCAATCAGACAGACAGGTGATGGTACATTGATAATGCAAGTTAAGAAGCAGAGAAATGGAAGGGTAGGTGATAAGATTCAGTATCAGTGGTCTCCAAATATTGGTGAGTTTATACCGTTATCTGGCTCAAGTTTAGAAACAACAAGGGAGAAGAAAAAGATTGTAGAGAAGGAGGATGTATTTTGATTGGTAATTTTATTCTTGGGGTGATACTTGGTGCAGTTATTGGTTACTTCGCATGTGCGCTTATGACAGCACGTAAGCATGATGAATACGAAGAAAAGTTGTGGGAATTAGAACGAAAGTTATGGAGTATGGAGTATGAAGATAAATGAGGTTTATATCAATGCTGATTTGTCAGACATATTATCAGAATTACAAAGACAGTTAACAATCAATCAGATACCTTATTTGCAGAAAATTAAGGACAGTGGTAATGATATAATGGTTCAATGCCCGTTTCATGGTAATGGTCAAGAGCGTAAGCCTTCTATGGGTATCAGAAAATCAGATGGTATCGGGCATTGTTTTGCTTGCCATGAAGTACATACGTTGCCGGAGATAGTTAGCTTTGTATTCGGACACGATGATGATATGTTCGGTAAGCAAGGTATGAAATGGCTCATTAAGAACTTTGGTACTGTACAGATAGAGGAGAGAAAAGATGTTGAGATTGATTTGGGGCGTGATAACACTGCCCATAAAGATACTGGTAATTCTGATAAATCTCAATGGGTGAGTGAAGAAGAACTGGACAGTTACAGATATTATCATAAATACTGGGGTGAGCGTGGTATTATAGATGATGATATTATAGAACTGTTTGACCTCGGATATGACCCTAAAACCAATGAAATTACTATGCCTAACTATAATAAAGATGGAAAATGTGTTTTTGTTGCCCGTAGAAGCATTATAGGTAAAAGATTTTCTTATCCTAAAAATGTTGAAAAGATAGTATATGGCATATATCAACTTTATCAGTTAGAAAAATTTCCAAAAGAGGTTTATATAACTGAAAGTATGATTGATTGCATTTATTTATGGCAATTTGGTAGATATGCGTGTGCATTAAATGGTCTTGGTACAAAATCTCAGTTTGATGAACTTTGTAAAATGCCTTGTCGTGAGTTTATATTAGCAACAGACAATGACGAGGCTGGTATGAAAGCAAGAGTTGTATTACGAAATAATATAAAAAATAAGTTAATAACAGAAGTTGTTTTACCTACAAATAAAAAGGATATAAATGAGTGTACCAAAGAGGAAATACTTAATTTACAAGAGGTGTTCTGTCTTTAAGTATTGACAATTTATTTGATTTAGGTTATGATAAATATAGTTAAACAATGAGGAGGTCATACTATGTATGGTTATATTTATAAAACAACAAATCTTATAAATGGCAAAATCTATGTAGGACAGCACAAAGCAGAAGAATTTGATACAAACTATTATGGTAGCGGATTTATACTAAAACAAGCCTTAGATAAGTATGGTAAGGAAAACTTTAAATGTGAGATATTAGAGTGTTGTGAAGATAAAACTGAATTAGAAGTCAAAGAAATATATTGGATTGATAAACTTAATAGTTGTGATAAGTTAATAGGATATAATGTGTCTGCTGGTGGATTTACACCCAGATTTAAAGGTAAACATCATCCTATGTATGGTAAACATCATACAGATGAAGCTAAAGAAAAAAATAGAAAAGCACATACGGGTATTAAACAATCAAAAGAAACTATTGAAAAGCGTATTTCTCCTTTAAGAGGAAAGCCTTTATTAGAAGAACATAAACAAAAAATATCCAAAGCTAATAAAAACAGAGCTTTAGGTGATAGATTAACAGCAGATGGTAGGCGTAAGATAAGTGAAGCTAACAAAGGTAAAATAATGTCGGCTGAAACCCGTAAAAAAATTAGCGTTGCTAATACAGGTAAAAAAGCGTCAGCAGAAACCATACGTAGATTATCGGAAAGTCATAAGGGACAGACAGGATATTGGACAGGAAAATGTAGAGATAAAGAAACTAAAGAAAAAATAAGTAAAACATTATCTGTTCCAAGACCTAATAGAAAAATACAATATGAAATTGAAGACAGACTATTTGTAGGTTTAGTTGAAGGAGCAGAGTTTTATGGTGTTACAAAATCTTGTATGTCACTATGGGTAAAGCAAGGACATACTAATGATAATAAACAGATTAAGATTATTGTCGATAATCAGTTGTATAAAAAGAAATACAAAACTTGAAGGAGGTTAGTATGAAATACATTATAATGTGTGGCGGTAAATATGAGAAGTGGGAAACACCTCGTCAGTTAGTGTGGGTAAATAGCGAACCTATTGTAGTTAGAACAATTCGATTGTTAAGACAGAATGGAGTTAAAGATATAGCAATCAGCAGTGATAATCCTATATTTAAGCAGTATGGTGTGCCAGTATTGACACATAAAAATAATTGGGTTGTACCTCGTCCGGGAGTATCAACTGGTGATTGGTGTGATGCTTTCTATCCTACAGATGAGCCTACTTGTTATCTTATGGGTGATGTAGTATTTTCTCCAGAAGCTATCAAGACTATTGTGGAAACAGAGACAGATGATATTGAGTTCTTTGCGTCAGCACCACCTTTTGCTAAGAATTATAGTAAGCCATATGCCGAACCATTTGCATTCAAGGTAGTTGATACAGAGCATTTGAAGAGGGCACAGAAAGAATGTAAGGAATCAAGGTTACAGGGATTATTCCGTAGACAACCTCTTGCATGGGAGTTTTGGCAAGTAGTAAAAGGTACACCATATAATATTATCAATTATCATAACTATACTGTAATCAATGATTATACTTGTGATATTGATGTGCCTGATGACGCTTTCAAGATTGAGAGGTTGATGAATGGTTAATTATATGATACACACCTGTCTGAAACGGTTGTGGTATGTGGAGAGATATTTAATACCATCTATGATAGAGCAAGGAATAGACAGAGAAAATATCATTTTATATGTAGATGCACATAGCGAGGGTTGTTTGAAATCCCATGTAAGAAGTTTTGAGTTAGCATCTAAATCTGACGTTAAGGGTATGTGGCATTTACAAGATGATGTGGTCATATGCAAAGACTTTAAGGAAAGAACAGATGGTTTATCATCCGATTTTACCGTGTGTGGGTTCGCTTCTGAGTATGACAGTCGTAAGGGATGGAAGGCTGGTGATGCAAACGGTTTAGTGATGTGGTACTCATTCCCTTGCATCTATATACCCACACGTATAGTTAAGTCATATGTAGACTGGTTTAATACTTATGTATGGCGTGACCATCAGTATGACAGATGGGTGAAAGCAAATAAGTATGATGATACGATATTCAGAATTTACATGGAAAATTATTATCCAAAAGATTACGTTTTGAATCTTGCTCCTAACCTTGTGGATCATATAGATTATCTGATAGGTGGTACAGTAATCAATGAAGCGGCTGAAAGAAAGCATCCAGTTCGTTCATTGTATTGGGAAGATGATGATGTTGTAACAGATTTAGAAAGGAGATTAAAAGATGATATATCTAAGTGGTAGGCTTGATGTAGATAATTTGAATCATTATCGCAGTCAGTTTTTGCAGGCAGAAGAATATCTGAAAAAGGATGTTACATTGTATCAGGATACAGATGTATTGTCATTGTATAAGCAGTTGAGTAGTATAGATGATTTATCCGAATTGAGTATGTCGGATGAGATTGATATGCGGTTACAGAATGTTATGATATGTGATAAGTTATATTTACTGCAAGGCTGGGAACTCGATGATATGTGTAAGTTTGAGTACACATATGCGAAAGCAAAAGGTAAGAAGATAATTTACTCAAGAAAGTATTGACGTATATGTAACATTGTAGTATAATGTTTAATGTGAGTAAAGATAAAACTCACAGAAAGGTGGAAGATAAGATGGAAGAACACAAGCGTAATATTTACATAATTATTGTAACAATATCAGTAATAGTATTCTTTGGCTCTTTTGGGGCAATAGATACTGGTATCGTTTCAGTAAAACAGGGCGTATGGCAGATTATTATAAGTCTGTTATCATGTATATGGTTCGGTAATTTACTCCGAATCGAAACTAATAGGATAGCAAGTTTTGATTGACCAGTACGGTCATAGCAACCTAATCAAAACTTTCTATAGAAGCCATAAACGAAAAAACGAAAGGAGAGAAAACGTATGGCACGATTTACATTTGAGGATGCTGACAAATATGCCAGCAAAGGTAGCGGTGCAGGATTCTTTAAGTTGGTAAATGATAAGGATGTAGCAACTATAAGGCTTCTGTACAACAATGCAGATGATATTGAGGGTTTCTCATGTCACAGGGTAGAGATTGGAGATAAGTTCAGATATGTAAACTGTCTCAGAACATACCGTGACCCGATTGACGATTGTCCTCTTTGCAAGAGTGGTAACAAACCACAGGCGAAGTTGTTTATTCCTCTTTACAATGAAGATGAACAGCAAGTTCAGATTTGGGAAAGAGGTAGTAAATTCTTTGCAAAGGTTTCTGGAGTATGTTCTCGGTATGGTAAGAAGCCTATTGTATCACAGACTTTTGAAGTAGAGAGAAGTGGTAAGCCGAAGGATACATCAACAGATTACAACTTCTACCGTACAGATGATGAGGCAGATGATAAGACACTTGATGATTTTGAAATGCCTAAGATTCTCGGTGGTGTTGTGATTGATGCAACAGCAGATGATATGGAGTATTATCTTGATAACGGTGAGTTCCCTCCTGCTGATGAAGATGATACACCCCGGCGGTCAAGTCGTAGAGAGCGTGATGAGGAAGAAGAAAGACCTACACGCAGAAGTGAGGGTAGACGTACTCCTGCAAGAAGCAGAAGAAACGAGGATGAATTTTAAGATAAGAGAGGTTAGCATATGCCATCTGTAAAATCATTGTTTGGTGATATGACACGAACAACTGGAAAGTCAAGTGACAAGAAACTTGCACAGAGGGTTAATGCTAAGTCAAGAGTTGCCACTCCTACCATAAAAGGTGGGGGTGGTCTACTTGACAGAATAGCTACTATCAACAGTATGGTAGATAAGCACCTCGGAAAGTATAGAGAAGAATATCAGATTATACAGACCGAAGAAGCACTAAAAGAGTTTGTGGATAATGTTATTGATTGCGGTATTATATCAATAGATACAGAAACCACAGGACTTGACCCGATGCAAGATACAATAGCAGGAATATGTGTGTACTCACCGAATCAAAAGAGTGCTTATATACCACTCAATCATATCAGCTATATAACTGAGATGATAGTACCGAATCAGCTACCGTCTGACGTTGTTAGAAGTGAATTTAAGCGGTTTTTAGATGCAAAGGTACAGATTATCATGTTTAACGCTGATTTCGATATACGGGTGCTTAGACACGGTATAGGGTTAAAAGATATTTATTGTACATGGGATTGCTATTTAGCACAGAGACTTCTTAATGAAAATGAGGATAGTAATGCTCTGAAAAAAGTTCATCAGAAGTATGTGCTGAATGGACAAGAAGATGCTTTTACATTCGATGAGTTCTTCAAGGGCATACCGTTTACGATGATACCTTTGCAGACAGCTTATCTGTATGCCGCACATGACCCTATCATTACATATGAATTGTACGAATATCAGCATAGGTTTATTCGGGAAGATTCACCGAGAGAAGATATGCGGAAGATATATAAGCTGTTTACAGAGATTGAAATGCCCTGTGTACCAGTTGTAGCTGATATGGAAGATAATGGTATTCTGTTTGACTTTGATTATAATGCAAAGTTGAAGGAGAAATATCATAAACTTCTTGATGAGCGTGAAGCAGAGTTTCATAAGTCATATAAGAAGTATGATGAGCAAGTTGAAGCATATAGGGATAAATATGGTAAACTTGACAATCCTATCAATATAAAGTCAACAGACCAGTTAGCAATACTCTTGTATGATATTATGGGTTGTGAGCCACTCTATGATAAGCGTAAGAAGAAGGAAGTGCGAACGACAAAGGAAGATTATCTTGTAACATTAGATAATGATGTAGCAAGAGCAATTCTAAAGTATAGAGAGTTTTCCACAATCGTAGATACGTTCATTGATAAAATGCCAAATTGTGTTAATCCTAAAGATGGTAGAATACATTGTAAGTTTAATCAGTACGGTGCAAGAACAGGAAGATTCAGCAGTTCAGACCCTAATTTACAAAATATTCCATCCCATAATAAAGATATTCGCAAGATGTTTATTGCAAGTCCGGGATATGTGCTTATGTCGAGTGATTACAGTCAGCAAGAACCTCGCAGTTTAGCCGCACTATGTAAACAGCAAGGTGATTCTCAAATGTATGATACATTCATGCAAGGTAAGGATTTGTACTCAGAGATTGCAAGTAAAGCCTTTAATCGTACTTATGAAGAGTGCTTAGAGCATAATGCTGATGGTTCTACAAATGTAGAAGGCAAGGAGAGAAGAACACAAGCAAAGAGTATTCTATTAGGGTGTTTGTATGGTAGAGGTGTGGCAAGTATTGGTGAGCAGTTGAACTGCACAACTGAAAAAGCACAAGCAATCAAAGATTCAGTATTCAAAGGATTTCCAGCTATAAAAAAGTTTGAAGAAGATTCACTTAATATGGCATATGAGTTAGGGTACGTTACAACGATTGCAGGACGAAAGCGTAGACTTCCAGAGTTAACGCTTGATGAGTATGAGTTTAAGTGGATAGACAATCATGCTCCAGATAGTGATTTGCTTGACTTTGATTCTGATGAAGAACGTGAAATTCCCGAACGTACAATCAGAAAATATCTTACCATGCTCCATAGATGCAAGTTTAACGAAAAGCAGAAGATATTTAAGAAAGCTAACGATGAAGGAATATGGATAATTGATAACGGTGGTAAGATAGCTGATGCAAGTAGACAATGTGTTAACTCACGTATTCAAGGGTCAGCCGCAGATTTGACAAAACTTGCTATGGTTGATATAAGTTGTGATGCTCGTTTGAAAGAGTTGGGATTCAGATTGTTAATTCAAGTGCATGATGAAGTGATAGCTGAATGTCCAGAGGAAAATATGATAGAATGTTCTGAGCGATTAGCAAAAATAATGTGTGATTCAGCGTCAAAGTTACTTGAAATGCCAATTACTTGTGATGTTGAAATTACAAGAGAGTGGTACGGGGAGAAATTATGAAATTACATAGTAGTAGTGATGATTATAAATTATATCATGGCAGTATGTTGGATATGGCAGAGGTTGTTGATCCATGTTCGATTGATTCTATTGTTACAGATCCACCGTATGAATTAAACTTCATGAATAAAGGATGGGATAATAGTGGTATTGCATTTCAGAAAGAAACGTGGAAGAATTGCTTTGAAGTGTTAAAGCCAGGTGGTTACTTGTTAGCTTTTGGTGGTTCCAGAACATTTCATAGAATTGCGTGCGCTATTGAGGACGTTGGATTTGAGATTAGAGATACAATAATGTGGCTTTATGGTAGTGGATTTCCTAAAAGTCAAAATGTGGGAAAGGCTATTGAATCTAAACTTTTAACAGGAAGTGCAAATACGCAAAATTATAAAAAACTACAAGGTACAAAAGTTGAAAGCGGTGGTTGGGGTATTAGCAAAAACGCATTTGAATATGGTGCAAGACCTTCTGATTATAGTGCTGATGCACATTTAAGAGTTGATAAAGTAGATTATCAGACAGAGGAGGGTAAGCATTGGGATGGTTGGGGAACAACCTTGAAACCAGCTTATGAACCGATAATTGTAGCACGTAAACCATGTGAAGGTAGTACAACAGATAATGTGTTAAAGTACGGTGTAGGTGGTATAAATATAGATGAGTGTAGGGTAGGTACAGATTCAATAAAGACATTTGGTAAAAATGCTTGTAGCAATCCAAACATTTATGGTGATTACAAATCGAAAGATTTTGATGGAGAATGTCATACAGGTAGATTCCCTGCTAATGTAATATTAACATATGATGATTCTGATTTTGATGAAGTATGTGGTGGTATGCCGTATACAGAAAGTAAAGGCAGTGCAACTACAATGCCTAATTTTAAGGATGCCGGACAGAAAAATACGGTTAATAAAGTAGGATATAATGATGGTGATACTGCTGACCGTATTAAGTCTGATTATATCTCTCCTATTGACGAGGGATCTGCCGCAAGATACTTTTATTGTGCAAAAGCGAGTAATAAAGACCGTGATGAGGGGGTTGGATCAGAAATAAAAAAGAATAATCACCCTACGGTTAAACCATGTGAACTTATGCAGTATCTTGTAAGACTTGTAACTCCCAATAATGGTATAGTTCTTGATCCGTTCAATGGCTCCGGTAGTACAGGAAAAGCCTGTATGTGTGAAAATGTGGAAAGAAATAAAGGGTATATATATATCGGAATTGAATTGTCAGAGCAGTACCTTAACATAAGTAGGGCAAGAATCGACTATGCTAAGACATATAAGTATATTCCAGACGTATATAAACCAATAAATTCTGAATGTAAGTCTGTAAGGAGATTATTTTAGATGGTTAAAAATTTAAGACTAATAGAGTTATTTGCTGGATATGGGTCGCAGGCACTTGCATTTAAATATTTAGGAGTGCCATTTGAATATCATTTTGTGTGTGAGTTTGATAAGTATGCTATTCAATCTTATAATGATATTCATGGAACAGATTTTGAAGTGTCAGACATAAGAAATATTCATGCCGATGATTTGAATATTGTTGAAACTGATAAGTATAAGTATCTTATGACATATTCTTTTCCTTGTACAGACTTATCCGTAGCCGGGAAACGTGCAGGCATGGAGAGAGAGAGCGGTACTTCTTCAAGTCTTTTGTGGGAAGTAGAAAGATTACTCAAAGAGTGTAAGGAGTTACCACAATACTTATTGATGGAAAACGTGCCAATGGTTATCGCTAAAGATAATTTGCATAATTTTGGACAATGGGCTTCATTTCTTACAAAGTTAGGATATGACAATTATTATCAACTCTTAAATGCAAAAGATTATGGTGTTCCACAGAATAGAGAAAGATGTTTCATGGTAAGTATTCTTAAATCTGAACATAAGTCTTTTGCATTTCCAAAACCAAAGCCACTTGAGATCCGATTAAAAGATGTACTTGAAGATAATGTTGATGAAAAGTATTATCTTACGTCTGAAAAAGCACAAAGATTGATTTATCAGTTGGCTGAAAAAGGGCAGTTAAAACCAGGTGGCGTGGATTTATCCCTAAAAAAAACGAGAAATATTGATATTGCAAACTGCGTGGTCGCAAGATATGATTGTGGTATTTCAAATCAACAAAATTTAGGTACTGGTGTAATTGAAGTTGGTCATATAGAGAAAGGTACAGGAAAACATCAAAGTAATACTGTATATAGTGGGGGGGGGCTATCCCCAACACTAATGAGTAATAATTACAAAGAACCAATAAAGGTGGTAGTTAAAAATGAACACTTATGATTATGCTGAGAGTTTGTATGTAGGTAAGTCAGATAGATTTTTTGATGGGGTATTGGGGGGGGGGGCATAGCAAAAACAATTATGACGGGCGGTGAAAGTGCTGTTATTCTAAAGGGGAATAAAAATATGAATGTAGAGTTAAAATGTGTAGGTCAGATGGAGGGTTCTTTTGAAAGTGCAAATAGGGTATATGATCCGAATGGTTTGTCACCAACCATACCATGCTATCATACAGATGCGGAGGTAAAAATACTTGAAGAGAGAGAGAGTGGCTTAAAGATTAAGAACGCAACAAAACAAGGCTACTTAGAGGCAAAGCCTGGAGATAGTGTTGGGATAGGAGGTAGAATGGAGTGGCATAGAGCAAATGTTATGAATGGTATTGCTAAGACATTAACTTGTTCAGAAAATGATGTTGGTGTTGTAGCTGAAGATTATAGGATCAGAAAATTAACACCTAAAGAATGTTTTAGACTGATGGGTGTTAAAGATGAGGATTATGATAAACTAACAGTAAGCAATTCCCAAAGATATAAACAAGCTGGAAATAGTATTGTAGTAGATGTGTTAATGGCAATCTTTGAAAATATGTTTATAAAGGATTGTAAGGGAAGATTATTCTAAAGGAGGATAAAAAGAATGAAGATTAAGACAAAGGAATTTAAGGAACTGGTATCTAAGGTGTCAATCGGTATAGGTGGAGATAAGTTGATACCTATTACAGAATTGATATGTATATCAAATCGTGATGGTAAGGTAACACTCATTACTACAGATGCTACAAACTATGTTTATGCAGAAGGTAATAGTGAAGATAAAAACGATTTTGACGTTGTTATCTTTGCAGAACAGCTTGTTAAGTTAGTAGGAAAGTTGACAAGTGAGTACATCACATTTGAGATTGAACAGGATAATCTTGTAATATCAGCAAACGGTAAGTACACAGTAGAGTTACCTCTTGATGAAAATGGTGAGTTCATTAAGTATCCTAATCCGAGAGAAGATATGAACCCCGATGTTAAGCCAGTTGAGGTATCTATAGAAGATATAAAGAAAGCTATTCAGATTGCAAAACCTTCACTTGCTACAACACTTGAACGTCCTGTGCTTACAAACTACTATGCCGGAGATACAGTGTTTGCAACAAATGGTGTGTTTGTAACTGAGTATAGAAAAAAGCTGTTTGACACTCCACAGTTAATCTCAGCAAAGCTGATGGACATTGTTGGTTCGTTCACAGCAAATAAGGCAACTGTAATGATAGATGATAAGTATATCTATGTTACTTGTGGTGATGTTTCAGTGTACAGTAAAGTTAATGATGATGTAGATGAGTATGCTCTGGATGCAGTTAAGCAGTTTATCAGCACACAGTTTGACCATTCATGCAAGGTTAACACCAGTGAGTTTATTTCCGCACTTGACCGTATATCACTCTTTGTGTCAAAGTATGATAATGATGCAGTAAGGCTTACATTTGATAAAGATAGTATTGCAATCTCCAATGTAAAATCTGGAAGTAATGAAGCTGTCGGGTATGTAGAGAAGAAGTCAAAGAGTAAGAAGAAGTTTGAAGCCTTTGAAGTATATATCAATGCTAAGATGCTGATGGATCAGTTAAAAGCATATGTCGGTGAGAATGTAACGGTAGAATATGGAACTGATTTTGCAATCTCGCTTGTATCAGAAGATACTACTCAGATTATAAGTCTGATGGAAGTATAAATACCTCTTTTCTTAGGAGTGATTGCAGAACAATCACTCCTTTTAATTTACTAAATTTAGTGCTTGCAATATACTAAATATTGTGCTATAATGTTTAATGTAATCAAGTTTATGGTCTTTAAGACAGAAAGGAGAAAAGATTATGCGATTTGTAAATGTAACTGATGAGACTTATGAGAAGTTGGTAAAGATTGCCAAAGAAACTGAGCAACCTGTGTCTAAGATTGTAGATGATGTGATAGATGGATTTATGCACTTTGCAGTGTTATCATTTGCACAGAATGAGGCATTGAAGTTAGTGAAAACCATGTTAGACGATGCTGAAGAGGAAGGGGAGGAATTAGAGTAGTGGCGAGAAGAAATCTTAAAGGCATATTTAATATGCTTGATGCTATAAACGAAGAGTTGCCAGTTGAGCAACTCTTCGTAAATGATTTGAAGCGGTCTATCGAGTTGACCGATGAGAAGAATTGGGTTTCTGGAAGTAAGTCATATAAACCCAGTGGGATGAATTGTATGCGACAAAGTTACTACGTTATAACTGGTGCTGAGACAGACCCTGGAGAATCAAATAGTGTATCCGTTGGTATATGCGAAAGTGGTACTGATAGGCATGAGCGTATTCAGAATGCAGTCTTGCATATGAAAGATAATGGATTTGATTGCGAATATATCAATGTGGCAGATTATGTGAGGCAAAGAAATCTCGATTATCTCAGCATCGTTAAAGAACCAAACTTTGAAGCTGGAGAGTATGAGACAAAGCTATATCATAACCCTTTGAATATATCATTCCTATGTGATGGTATTATCAAGTATCATAATCACTACTATATACTGGAAATAAAGACAGAAACCAGTAGTAAGTTCTTTCAGCGTAAAGAGGTAGACCCATCACATTATCATCAAGCTACCGCATATAGTTTAGCTTTTGGGATTGATGAGGTGCTGTTCCTATATGAGTGTAGAGATAACTGTGATAAAAAATGTTTTATGCTCAAAGTTACAGACAGGATGAGAAAAGATTTAGTGGCATATATCAATGAATGCAATAAATATATTTACAGAAGCGAAGTACCGCCAAAGCCCGAAGATGTAGCTAAGAAAACGTGTAATTATTGTAGCTATAAAGGACGGTGTAAGTTAGATGAATAATCAAGAAGGGTTAAATCGAGGTAAGGATTTTGAGTTGGTAATACGTGATGCGTTTCAGCGAGTACCCAATACAACAGTAGAGCGTATGCCTGACCCAGTAATGGGTTATCTCGGAATTAAAAATAAATGTGATTTTATGATGTATCACTTCCCATTCCAATATTATATAGAGTGTAAGACGATACAGAGCCATAGGTTGCCAATAGAAAATATCACATTTAATCAGCGTACTGGTATGCTGGGAGTCAGTGAGATTGATGGGGTTATAGCCGGAGTTATATGTTGGTTCATACCCGAAGAAAGAACGATATTCTTGCCAATACAGACGGTAGAAAAGTATCGGTTAGCTGGAGAAAAGAGTATCAATCTTAGAAAGATGTGGGATGATAGTTTTATAGAAATACATGGCAAGAAGAAACGTGTATTTTATGATTATGATATAGGAGAGTTTATCAATACGTGTTGTGAGCGAAAACTTGCAGAAAGGAGAAAGAAGTATGGAATCAATATGGAAAGAAAGTCCAGAAAGTCTACCAAAGGTTAAACCTTGTCCGTTGTGTGGGGGGTATGCAAAGCTGGAGCGTAAGTCTAAAACTATTATTGGTGGGGAGCAGAAATATATAACTTATGTAAGATGCTGTGACTGTGATGCAAGAGGTCCACGGGTGTTGTTAGGTATCAATACTACTTATGCAAGAGAGATAGCAATTAAGCGGTGGAATAGGAGGGTGTATGAAGATATCGAGTGCTGATATGCAGAAGATAGCTGGTATAAGAGAGGATGTAGAAAAGCATTCAAAGTTTATAGATAATGTTGTAAATGATATCATAAAGCCATATATTAAGGACTTAGATAAGTATGTCAGCTTTATTAAGGATTGTTTGAAAGATGGTGAAAATCCACCAACAACAGCAGAACTGGATGATTTTGTTATGAATCTTGCAACTTACATTTACTTTGCAAGCGGGGCATGTGAGCAGTTAGGTATTCGGGATGATATAAGCAAAGCTGTGTATAAGGAAATGTATCATAGCAAGCGTTCTGAAATTTCACATGGTACAGTAGCTGATAAGGATAGTATAGCAGAATTGGAAAGTCTGTCAGAGCAGATAACCAATATAGCTTACAATAGGGCATATAAGACTATGAAAGCAAAGGTAGAGAATGCACAAGAGTTATTGAGTAGTGCAAAGAAAGTGCTGAGTCACAGACTTCAGGAAATGTCCTTAGTTCAAATGGATACACATTAAGTAAGGTAGAAAAAAGATAGGGGTAGTTGAATGAATAACAACGATAAAGCGATTATTGTCTTGACAGGATTTTTTGTACTATCAACTCTATCGCTTTTATTTATACCATCAAAAGCACCCGTACAAGACGATTTAAGCACCGAAACAAGTGTAAGTACAGAAATACTCACAGAGACAGAAAAACCGTATGAAATCGTCACAGAGAGCGTATCAGAGCAAGAAGATACTGATTTGACAGATACATATTTTATGGGTGAGCGAATGCACTACTCAAAGCCTTATGAAATTGTAGAATATCCGCTTGCAGTAGATAATGGGTTGGTATTCTTTAGAGGGCACGCAGAAGTATGGTACTCAGTCAAAGAAAAAGTTGGTTATACAACAGAGTATAAAATTCCCGGAAAACACGTTGCTGATGATGGTACAATAAGAGATAAAGATGGATACATATGTGCAGCATCAAAAGACTTACCGAAAGGTCATACGCTTTTAACCAGTTTAGGTCCTGGGAAAGTTTATGATAAATGGGAAACAAGTAGAAGTATAGGTATTTACACAGATTGGAGGAAAGAAGAATGAAGCTGATTATTAACACAAAGAAAAAGACAATCGAAGAGAAGCCACATAAGATTGATAGTAAGATAGACCCAGTTGTAGCAGAGACTATATTAGCCAATCAGCTTGCACTTATAATAGCAACACAAGCACATAGAAATTATAAGAAGAGAGAAGTGCGGGAGCAATATATCAGAATGGTGTGTTGTTCTGCTATGAGAATACTTGATAAATTGGATAGAAATACATCAGCAGAAGAGAGGCTTCTTAGAAATATCTTTGGAGAAGATAGCATTGATAATTTAACGGGAGAAGAAGAATGAAAAAAGCAACAGAAGATTGTTACATCCCTATTACAGAGGAACAGCTTAACGGCGGTGCAGAGTGGGTAAAAACCCACAAAGGTACAAACATTGTCGATACTCCTCTGTGGGTGCTTATATCTTTAGGGGTTCAGGCAATACAGGCAGAAAGTGAGGAATAAACATGGAATTTTTGTATGAGCCAATAAATCCATTTCAAGATGATGGGCTATCAAATAAGGACAGAGAAATGATTAATGCTATGCGTGATACAGCTTATGTATGCGGATATAGGGGAGAAGATGTTGAGTTTGCAGTGCATAAGGCATTAAAAAGAATGGGTAGATACGATTTATTGCCGCCGTGTGAGCAAGACAGAAAGTGAGGTGCAGAATGCAGATAGTGATTGATATATCAGAACGGCGATACAAAGATATACAGAGGATTGCATCGGTGCAACTTAAAAGCAACTACTTTCAAACGGCAGAACAGATTATAGCGAGTGGCACACCACTACCAAAAGGACACGGAAACATATATGACGAAAACGATATTAAAAAGAGAATTGAAAATCCGTACCAATGTCAAACTGTGTTAAATGGACTAAAGTTGATTAAACCAATCTTAGGAGCAGATAATGAATAAGGAAAGGATAATGCATGAATATTTACGATAATTGTAAAAATATAGCGGAACTAATGGATCAGCATGAACTTGATGTTAGAGCTTGTGAAACATTTGAGTATTTAGGAAAAATTGAAAGATTGAAAGAGACTTTGACAAAAAATATAAGGAGTTACTGATTGCAGAAAGTGAGGATAATGATGCATATCGTAATTAATATTCCAGAAGAATCCTACAGAGCAACTTGTGATGGATGTATGTTACCACCGGATGTTGAGAATGTAGTGCAAGGGATTAAGAATGGTACACCACTTCCTAAAGACCGTGCAAAAATAATAGATGATATCGACTTTGCCATCAAGTTAACAGATGAGCAAGATGATTATAGCATGGGTATGCGCAATGGTATGAGATATGTAAAGAGCCTGATTGATGGCAAAGAACCACAGTATGAATTCAGGCGGACTGATGAAGAAATAAAACTTGGGATAAACCTTGGGGATGAGGTGGTTGGTGATTACGGATCAAAAGGTATTGTAGTAGGTATAGACACTTATGAAGGTGAGATTTTGTTATCACTTTTGATGAAAAACCATAAAGTGCCTCAACTTGTTAAAGCATCAAGATATAAAACAAAGACAGGCAGACACTTTCCGCAGATTGTAGAAGTGTTGAAGCAGATGAAAGGAGAAGCAGATGGAAAATAGATTTGTCATGATCCATTGTCCTTATACAGGAAGAAATTATATCTACACCAAAACAATCGTTAACGGCAAGATTTGTATTGATATAGTAAGGATTGATTAGGAGAAGAAGCATTAAACAGGTAGTCAGATTAGGAGATAACTGTAAAAGATGTTGTTATTTCGGCAGACAATGCAGAAAGTGAGGAATAAATGCGAAATTACAGATGGTGGTTAAGCCGCAAGAAACGAGTAAGGAAGAAATACACACTACTTCTTGGATGGTATTATTCTCCGAAAGAAATTAGAGAGTGGTATAACAAGTGGATTGGCAGAAAGTGAGGAAGTAAAATGAAAGTGAAAGATTTAATACATGAATTAAATAAATTACCGCAAGAGGAGGAGATTGATTTTTGTTCCTATGATAATCATTATGATGTAGAAGTAAAATGGAATATTACAAAAGAAGAATACGAAGAAGGCTATACGGATGCACCATACATATATTTAACGAAAATATAACCTTAATATTAAATATTATGTAAGTGGTGTGGTGCAAAGATGAAGGTGGACGGATGATGACACGTGAATATGATTGGTTGGTTAACAATAAAAAATGCCCGATGTGTGGAAATACAGAAAGAATACACGCAATCAGTGTATCAAGTGGCACAGGAGACCACTATTGGGAAGATACAGAAATCTATTTGCGATGTGGTATATGTTTCTTTGAATCAGACCATTGGAGAAAAAATAGAAGTTGGAAAAAGAAATTGAATAAGAGGTGGACAAATGATACATAAAGATTGCGGTGGTAAACTAACGGTAATCGAGAGTTTTCAGCAAGAGCGTAAATGCCTACAAATTGTAAGATACAGAAAATGCCGAAAATGCGGTGTTATTCTCCATTCAATAGAGCAAATACCTGGAGCAGTTATGGAAGTAGGTTATAAACATAGAAATTATAAGCCGGAGGATAAGTATGATAAAGATAGAGAAGATTGAAACATGGGGATTTGACCATGCCATTAGAGGTATGCGTAATCCAATGAATAGTTGGAATAAGAGTGACAGTACAATAGATATGATACAAGGGAATAAAGTAGGATATCATATAGGCAAAAATGATTTAGACCTTATGCGTAGACTATATAAAGCAGGACATCCTCATAGAAAATATCTCAGACAGATAATAGCGAGCATGGATATCACAGCACCGCTTTACTGGATTTCTGAATTTGATACTTATAAAGTTGGCGTTACAAGAAATAGTTGTTCTTTTATGCACAAAGGTGTATCTAAATTATTTGAAATAACTGATTTTTCAATTCATGATGATAGAGTATATGATGTACTATCTCCATTACTCAAAAAAGAATATAAGTTGAAATATCCCTATGAGACAGAAGATTACAAGAAATATACTTGTGAAAATGGTAGGGAGTATAGGGTGTATAAAAATGGTAAAGTATTTGCTGAACCTTTTGAGTACACCGATACAATGGGGAGAAATCGTAAGTTTGAGTTAACAGAATGTAAACCATCTAAAACAAATTCCGGCTATTATGAATTACACATGGGTGGAAGAAATGGTGAAAAATGGTTACTCCATAAATTAGTTGCTACTGTATGGTTAGACAATAGAGATAATTTATACACTGTTAATCATATAGATGGGGATAAAGGGAATAATTCAGTTGAAAATCTTGAATGGTGTAGTTTAGCGGATAATATAAAAAAGGGATTTGAAACTGGTTTATATGATAATAATAATTCATTACACACAAAATATATTAAATGGAAAAATGGTCATACTATTGTTAATCCATTTGTTAAACAGCAGATATTATTAGACCATCGAAATGGACTAACTTGTGGTAAGTTATCTGAAAAATACGATATAACTATTAGTCAGGCTAATAATATAATTTGTGATAACAATAATGAGTTATTTATGCTTTGCTACACTTGGGAACAGATTATTGATGAGTTGAATAGATTGCGTAGTATTTATTTGGATACAAAAGACGAGTCTATATTTCAACAAATAAGATGTTTATTACCATGTGGATATAATCTTAAATTCACAGTTACAATGAATTATGAGAATATAGTTAATATGATCCAGTACCGTAGTGACCATAAGTTAGATGAGTGGAGAATATTCTGTGAAACTATGGTAGCCGAATTGCCGTACTTAAAGGAGATTATAAATGACTGATACACGTAAATATGGTAATTCGTGGAAACGAAAGCGGGATAAGTATATAGCCACGCATAAGAACTGCGAATTATGTCTTATGAATATGAACATATCAAAAGCTACAGAAGTACATCATATTGTACCTATAAGCAGAGGCGGTACACATGAAGATTCAAACTTAATGGCACTTTGTCATGAGTGTCATGCGTGGATACATTTAAGAGAACAGAAAGGAGAGAATAAATGAGTGACAATGTAAATGCACCCAGTCATTATTGTACTGGCAAGTTTGAGTGTATCGAGGTAATGGAAGAGGTGTTCGGTAAAGAAGCAGTAGAACATTTCTGTTTGTGTAATGCTTTTAAGTATCTGTACCGTACTAACAAGAAGAACGGCATAGAAGATATTCAGAAAGCACAGTGGTATATCAATAAGTATCTTGTGTTAGAAGGTGTTTCAGCTACAAATATGAAGTATAAGCCTGAAGATCCAACTTTCAATGGTTGTAGTGATTGTAAATTCGTAGATTGTGATGAGCATGAGGAGCCATGTAGAAATTGTAAGTATAACAAAGTGAGTCATTATGTATATGGGGGAAAAGAAGTATGAGTTTAACAGAGGTTATGAGAGACTTTAATAAGAAGTTTAAGGAAGATTTGGTGCATAAGGGTTTGCCAGAGTATGACTATGAGAGAATACCATTTACCAGCCCTCGACTTAATTATATGACATTTGGTGGTTTACCGAAGGGAAAATTAATTGAGTTCTATGGTGAAGAACATGGCGGTAAGACTACAACAGCACTTGATGTAGTGGCTAATTATCAGCACTCAGATGATGAGCGTAAGGTTTTATGGATTGACTGTGAGAATACTCTTGATATTGTGTGGGCTGGTAAACTGGGAGTTGATGCTGAAGATATGATTATTATGAATCCTACTAATCAAGGTGCAGAATCAATCTTTCAGTTTATTCTGGATTCAATAGATACTGGTGAAGTAGGTCTTGTAGTAATTGACAGCTTTGGCGTTATGGTATCTAATCAAGCTATGGATAAATCCGTAGAGGATAAAACTTATGGTGGTATTGCTATGCCATTAACACAGTTTAGTGACAAGGCAGTTGGTTTATGTCAGCGACATAAGTGTACAGTTATTGGACTTAATCAGCTTCGTGACGATATAGGTAGTATGTATGGCGGTACAAAGACCGTTGGCGGTAGAGGCTGGAGGCATGATTGTTCTGTAAGACTTGAATTTAGAATGGGCAAATACATAGATGATAAGAACAAAGAGTTAACAAGAGGTGCAGAAAACCCAGCTGGAAATATTGTTATGGTGTCGATGAAGAAGAATAAGACTTGTCCACCAACACGTAGAATAGGATTTTATACACTTAAATACAATAGTGGCATTGATTACATCTCAGATTTAATAGAGGTAGCTATTAAGTATGGCATTATTGAGAAAGCCGGAGCATGGTTTACAATCGTTAATATCAATACTGGTGAGATTATCAAAGATAAACTGCAAGGGCAGAATAATGTTGTTAAAGCGTTAGATGATGCTGAGATTTTGAAAGCAGTGGAAGAGTTAATAGATTGTCCCATGGAAAAAGATGAAGAACTTGACACAGACACAAACGAATGATAGTATGTAATTGCTCATAGAGTTACCCCCACTCATATATTGAGAGATGTGCAAGTAAGCAACAGCTACAACTTACTTGCACATTTTTTTTTATTTTATGCTTGACACAGTATAAACATGGTAGTATAATGTTTAATGTAAACAGAAACTTACTGAAACTTAAAACAGAAAGGAGAGATAAGAAATGTTCATTTGCGCTGATTGTCTACACGCATTTGAAAGAGCAAGCAGACATATTGACCGAGAAACATACGAAGAAATATATTGTTGCCCGGTCTGTGGTAGTGACAATATTGAATTTGTCAGAAAGGATGATGCGAATGATAAGTCTGATGAAAGACTGGAAAGGTAAGGTTGTAGTAAACGATACAGAATACGATTCAATACAAGACGCTATGAGCGCATTTAAGACACTTTCGGGTGATATACATATAATTCTCAAGTCAGCGAAGAAAAGACCCGAAAAACAGACGATAGAGCAGTCAGAAGATGCAACAGAATATGAAGTCACAGTGAAGCAGTATATGACTAAAAAAGCTACACCCGATTTTGACTTCATGGCAAAGTGGAATAATAATAATCCGATGCCAATGAGAATCATGAGAGGGACAGTTGAGAAAGAAACTCGTGGCATGATTTATATGAATCTTCATGGGTTTGCTCAAGAGACAATTACTTGTGCTTGTTGTGGTAAAGAGTTAACCAACCCTGTCAGCAGATACTATGGTATAGGACCTATCTGTTTAGATAAACTGGGTATCGCAAGAGACATAGACGATGTTAAGAATATCAAGGAAGATTTGGTTAACATAACTTGGTCGGGTTGGGTTATTCGCAGCAGTATCGTTGATAAGAAAGAGGTTATTCGTAGACAAAATCAATTAAAGTCTATTAGCGATAGAAAGGAGATTTAATTTATGGGAGCATCAGGTAAAGAGTTTGTAGTACCAAATGGTGAGAAGATTTGGGAAGGTATCAAGAAGAGTGGTATCACGCAGGATAAGTTATCGGTAATGGTTCTTGGTAAGAATGCCGCATTCATCAGTCAGAGTATATCTCGTGGCACATTTGATGCAGAGCAGTTACAGAAACTTTGCTCATTCTTAGGTATTGATTATGAAGAGTGCATACTTAAAGAAGTACCTAAGAAAGAAGAATCTGTGAAGAAGGATGAGAAGTTAGCAGATGCAACCCCACATCTTGAAACTCTGATTGTAGGCATGAATACCATGTATGAGATGCAGAAAGAATATAATACTACATTAAAGGATTTACTGGTTGAAATTAAAGCACTCAATGCAAAGCAGAATCGTATTGAGAATGCTCTGGGACAGTTGGTACAGAATAGCATTATAACCAAAGAGAATACCAACAAGATATGTGATTCAGCAAATTCCATTCGTAGTCAGTTGAATCTTGCAAATGGCAGACTGAAAGATTTGGTAGATGAAGTAAAGAGAAATGAAAAGACCTACAAGGTGGTATAGCAGTAGACAGGAGAAAGCAGTTGCAAAAGCTATTGGTGGTAAACAAACCGCCAATAGTGGTGCAACCGCATTTTCAAAGGGGGATGTAACTACAGATAATTGGCTCATCGAATGTAAGACAGCGACTTCTGAAAAGCAATCCTTTTCCATAAAAAGAGACTGGTTAAAAAAGAATAAGGAAGAAGCGTTTAGCATGGGTAAAGATTATAATGCACTTGTATTTGATTTTGGCGATAATGGTGAACGCTACTATATAGTTGATGAGAGAACATTCAAACTGCTAAAGGAGGGGCAGATATGAAAGATAAGTCGATGTGCTGGAAGTGTAAGTACCATACTTATATGGGTAATCTTCCTGCTAAGAAATTGGCTTCAGGTTATGAAGCATTGTCAGAAGGAGAACGTGCAAATATCGCTTGCTTTTATTCAGTTATAGCGAAGTCAAGTGCGTTGAAGCCAAATGGTGCAAAAAACACTGTTGATATCAGAGGTGATGGCTCTGAATGTGCTTTATTTGTAGAAGGAAAGAAAGATATAAAAGAGCATAAGCGAGAGTTTACAAGAGATTTAGGTAGGTTTGCAAGATAAGGAGGTATCTTATGAAGAACAGAGCAGAGTTAGAGCAGTTTATTTTGAGTAAGTTGGCTGAGATTAGAAAAGAGTACATCGACTATATCAGTCAGTACCCGGAGATTTTAAGTCGATGGGATAATAAAACTCATCATCTTAGTATGTCAATATTTGACCATAGTTCAGATGTTACTGGGTTGGTAGTATCCAATAAGCATGAGGATAATAAGCGATATAATACATACACCATAAGTGCAGATTCGCTTTATAAATTTAAACTTCCTAATGATATATTTGTGGATGAGATATCAGAGGATGAATTAAGAAAGGAGTTAAATTATGGAAAAGACAACACAGAGGAGTGAAGTATTGAAGTATCTCAAGGAGCATGAAACAATGACCAGTAAGCAGGCATACGATTTGTTCGGTGCTGAGAGACTTGCCGCTATCATTCATTGGTATAGAAAGCATGGTCATTTAATTGAATCTATTGATTGTTCTGGCAAGAATCGGTACGATGAGACTACTAATTTCACGAAGTATAAGTACATAGAGTTCAATGGCAAAGATAATACCATTATGATGCAGAAGATGAGAGGAGAGAAGTAATGGTTAAACGAGAATTACAGACTGGTATGTTGGTTAAGTTGAGAAGGTACACAGACTTATACGTTATAATGCGTAGTGTTGGGTTTGGTGAGTTTAGGCATCAGGACTTAATTGTAAATAAGAGTGGGTGGATGCCACTTGATGTATATAAAGATGATATGTCATATCCTGGAGATAGTGATTTTGATATTGTAGAGGTGTGGAGACCAATACAGCAAGCATCTTTGCGTATATCATGCGGTGATAGCAATAGAGTGTTTAAAGATGATTATAAGCAGATATATGTTCGTGAGGATAAAATAACAAATGAGCCAGATTGTACTGTAGTTGAGATGACCTTAAAAGAGATAGAGCAAGCATTAGGAAGGAAGATAAAGGTGGTGTCAGATGAAAGCGAGAAATCAGTCGTTAGCAGTGAAGTATCGTCCACAGACGTTTGATGATGTGACAGAGCAGGAGAGTACAAAGATTATTCTCACTCAGCAGTTGCAGAGTAACAGTATTCAGCACGCATATTTGTTCGTTGGGTCAGCAGGATGTGGTAAGACAACTTGTGCGAGAATCTTTGCGAATGAGATTAACAAAGGACAAGGTTCACCAATAGAACTTGATGCGGCAAGTCATGGCGGCGTAGACGATGTACGTGATATTGTTCAGCAGGCAAAGCTGAAGTCGCTTGATAGTGAATATAAGGTATTCATTATAGATGAGTGCCATGCAATCTCAGCACTGGGTTGGCAAGCATTTCTGAAGTTGCTTGAAGAACCACCTGCAAAGAGTATCTTCATCTTTTGCACGACAGATCCCTCAAAAATACCGAATACAATCATATCACGAGTACAGAGGTATGAGTTCAAGCGTATCAGTCAGCAAGGAATTGTAAACAGATTGCGATATATCTGTGATAGAGAAGTCACAGGAGAAGATGGTCTTGTCAGACTTGAAGCACTTGAATGGATTGCTAAAACCGCAGATGGTGGCATGAGGGATGCGATTACCCTTATGGATAAATGCCTTGCGTATTCAAATGAGTTGACTATCTCCAATGTAATTAAAGTTCTCGGTACAGTAGATTATAAGGTTATGGAGAAACTTACAGAAGCAGTTATATCACATGACAGACAAGAGTGTATTGGAATTATAGAGAAGATTCATGCAGATGGTAAAGACTTAAAGCGGTTCATGCGTGACTATATGAATTTCCTGCTTGATGTGTGTAAGTATGACATTACACGGTCATTTGATTATATCAATATACCACAGACAGAAGCAGAGTGGCTGAATGAATTTGAGGATAGTTGGTATGAAACAGTAGATGCCATGTTAGCACCTATGGTAAAGCTGATTGATAGAATCAAGTATGACAGTAATCCTAAAAGCATGATTGAAATATCAATGTTGATTATGATGGAAGAGGTGATTAAATGATTGGACAAAACCAGTTGACAAGTCAAATTGATGATTTGGTTAAAGCAGACAAGTTTCCGCATTTCTGTATTATTGAGGGTGCAGTAGGTGGTGGAAAAAAGACATTGGTTAAATACATTCATGATGTAATGGAAGATAGCGTTTTAATGTGGATGCAGAATACAGTAGATGATGTACGACTTGCAATCTCGCAAGCATATAAAGGCGGTGGGGATATGATATATGCTTTTGCTGATGCAGATAATATGTCAATGTCAGCACAGAACGCATTATTGAAGATAACAGAAGAGCCACCGTCAAATACATACTTTATCCTTACAGTTAGTAATATCAATAACGTACTGGAAACCATACGAAGTAGAGCAAATATATTTCATATGGAGCCATATACGCAATATGAGTTAAATGAGTATTTAGCACCATATGATGATGGGTTTGATAAGAAGTTAGCACTTGAGGTATGCGAAACTCCCGGCGATATAGATTTGCTATATAAGAATGGTGTAGAAAAACTCTATAACTTTGTAGAAAAGGTTATGGATAACATAGCAGAGGTTAGTGTTGCAAATGCCTTGAAGATTGCAAACAGTATTGCGTTCACAGATACAGATGAAGGTAAGTTTGATTTAGCACTATTCTGGAAAGTAGTAATTATGTATTACTGTAATGAGTTTACCGCTGATGTGAAAAATATGTCGGTGGAAGAATTGCGAACAAAGGCGAGAATAGTTATGTCAACTAAAGAATGTATTGATATGATAACCAAAACAAGGGGCATAAATAAGAGGAATGTATTTGATATATGGATTCTCGATGTAAGAGATATATTGGGGGAAGAATATGGGCAATAGATGTTGTGAGTTCAATAAATTATCGCATAAACTAATTGATGAGGTTGGGCATTGTGAGTTGTGTGGTAGTAGACGAAATTTAGAAGTACATCATATTATACCACGATGTGTAGAAACCTTTGGGATTGATTTAGATAACGAAAATAATTTAATTGTTGTGTGTAGTTGTTGTCATGCTAAATTGACGCCGAAAAAATTACTTACATCCTATGGAATAGCAAAAGCAAAAGCAGAGGGAACTGATGCCAAACTCATACAATTTTATAATCTTGTAAGTGATTTGGATATTTGTGATGCGGTTGATGTAATGGATTTAGTTGAATATGTATTCTCAAAAACTATATCAAAAGAGCGTAGAGATGAATTAAGTGCAAGATTAGGAATTGAGGTGTTAGATGGAAGTAATTGATTTGAAGAATCTCATTAAGTCAAATCAGATACCAAACTTTATGATATTTGCTGGAGAAGAGTATATGGTTCAGAAAATCTATATTCAGCAGATAGCCAAAGTGATGAATCTCAAAGTGCAGTATATAGATGCAGTAGCAGACATAGTTCAATCATTAGGAACAAAGTCCTTGTTCTCTGAAAACCATTTATATTTGGTGCGTGATGATAAAGATTTCATGCAGAGTGATAAGGTTGCTGAAGTCATAGCTAAACTAAAGTCAGATATGCTCATATTAACGCTCACAACGCTCGATAAGCGACTTAAATTCATTAAGACGTATAATTCGTCAATAGTAGACTTCAAACCGCTTAAAAGCGAAAATTTGAAGGTTTACATAAAACGTGAGATAGACTTATCAGACCGAAACATTGATATACTGATGGAGATATGCGAGTATTCATATGGGCGGTGTCTGTTAGAGATAGATAAGATAAAGAGATATGGCGGTAAAGTAAATGAAACATTTCAATACTTAGTAGAGACAGGAGCAATTTATACACCACCGAGGGATGCGGTATTTGATTTTGTAAAAGCAGTATTGCAGAATAAACCGAAGTTAGCATATGAATTGTTACAGGATTGTAAAGAGATAGGTGAAGCAACTCTGATAATTATATCCAATCTCTATAATTTGACTCGATGGATATATCAAGTACAGAATTGTAAGTCAGATAACATAGAGAAGTCAACAGGGTTAACATACTGGCAGATAAAGAACGCTAAAGAGTGTGGCAAGCATTTCAGTAATGATGACTTAGAATATCTCATGCGTTTATGTCAGAACGTAGAAATCAGACTGAAACAGGGGAGAATAGCAGAAGATATAGCAGTAGACTATATCCTTGCAAAGTTCTATTGACAGATAGCAAATATTGTAGTATTATATTATTATACCGTGATGTACATGGTTGCTATGTAGTTTAACTGGAAAAACACTATGTTGGTTGTGGGTTCAAGTCCCACCATAGCAAAGAGGTCGGGTCATACCCGAATGATGTGGGCGAGAGCAGGACACCCCACAGAGAATGACAATGCAGAGGACGGTTGGTCACGAATTAAGATGTGTCTGTGACAATGTAATGGGAACACTACATATCCCCCTAATCTGAACTGCACAAACAAAAAGAAAATGTTAAACATGCTTATGATTTAGGGCTATTTAACAATAAGAAGCAAATTGTGTGTGAACAGACAGGCAAAGTTTTTGACAGCATCAAATCTGCTTGTGAATGGTGTGGGTTGAAGAGTAGCGGCTCATTAAGAAACCATTTATATGGGTGTAGTACAAGAAAACCCCAATTTTCAGCTGGAAAACACCCTATCACAAAAGAACCTCTTACATGGCATCTAATATAATTTATATAGATGATAGCCGTTTAGTATAAAAGAAGTACATGAGACTTTGACTCTCAGGGAGTAGGGGCAGTACCTACAACGGCTGAATGGAATGGGTCGCACCCATTGGGAGTAGGCGAATTAACGAGAACGGATTGCGACTACCACGTGTGTTGAGTGGGTAGGCACACACATCCTGGCAGACAAAATTAAGTACCGTGTCTTTCTGAGAAATGCGGCAAATGGGATGGTGACGAATAAAGCTGGGAATAATGTCACACAAATGGAGAAAAAGATGGAAGATAATAAGAAAGACTATAACAGATGTTTATGTTGTGGCAGAAAACTGAAATCAGAAGAGGCACGAAAGATAGGCTACGGTAAAGTCTGTTTAGAGAAGATGCAGAAGCGAAAAACAAAGAGGTTGTTTTAGTTTACATAATATGTTATTATATTAAGAAAGGTGGAAGATAAATTATTGGTGACGGAGGTGTAAAGTATGAATGGTGGAAGAGATATTGAGCAGAATGATGTATCATTTGCTACTGAATTATTGCATTTAGTTCGACTTAGTGCAAAGCGGTGGTTTATAGCATTCATCGTAGTGTTATGTCTATGGTTTGTCACTATCGGAGCATTTGTGTGGTATATAAGCCTGCCAGTGGAGGTAACTGATAACATAGAACAACAATCCGATAACAATAGTTCTAATTATGTTGTAGGAGGTGACTATAATGGCGTATCAGAGAGTAACAAGGACAGTTCGGAGAGCAACGAGGACACGGAGTAGTAGTTCCGGTAGTAGAACACGCAAGGTTCATACAGTAAGAAGAACAACACGGAGAAGATGAAATGGCAAGTAGAAAAGGTATGATAAATACTTTTCAGTTAGCGTTTAACCAGGCTGGTTATCCGATACTTTATCATACTACACAATTTTACTCCATGCGTCAGCATCGCCCTGTAACACAGTATCATCTCAAATGGGTTGTTGTGGATCGTGAAACCAATCGTAGTCAGGGAGTGGAGATATTCAACACTTACTATCAGATGTGGATAATATTCTTCTTACGGGATCTGTGGGATTGTATAAATAATAGACCTATTGATACTTCTAACCCTTATTGGGAGGCATATAAGAAGAAACACAATATCGTGATAGAGGATGTGATGTTAAAATGATGCCATATATAGACCCTATTTTAACAGATGAAGATATAAAAGCTGATGTAAATGCTGTAAAGCAGTACACATTAGAGGATCGACCAAAACCAAAAGCCACCCCAATTACACAGACAGAAACCTATAAAAATAGATATGTGACACATAATAAGCATAAATTAACAATGCGAGAATACAGATTCATAGATGCTTATATGGCAAGTGGTGATGGTAAAGAAGCAGTTATTAAAGCTGGGTATAAGGTTAAAGGTGTATCGGCTAAAGCCAATCAGTTACTAAAGACAGATTATATAGCTGATGAAATAGCATATAGAACAGAAATATTAAGAAGTGCCCAGGTTGCGGATAGACACGAAATTCTGTCATTCTTAACAGCCGTAATGCGTGGTGAAGTAAAAGACCAGTTCGGATTAGATGCACAATTAAAAGACCGTATAGATGCCGGAGAGAAACTTGCTAAACGATTGATAGACGATCCAGTAAAGATGAAGCAGAATGTAGCTGCACAGCAAGTAGTAGTTAATATAGACTTCAACAGGGATGAAGAAGTAAATCCTGTTGTAGATGTTCAGCAATTATCTGACTAAGCCTCAGATTTTTCCATAATTGTTTCTCCTAAAAGGGAGGTGTATGCGTAAAAAACATACACCTCTTTTAATTTTATTGTTGACAATCTATAATCATTGTAGTATAATGTTTAATGTAAATAGAAACACATACCATAGAGGAGGTATCTATGAAAGATATGGAGATGAGGACGAAGATGGATTACCCTAAAATGAGAAAGGAGTTTATTAAGACGAGAGGATTTAAGAACCTCTCAGTATTCGCAAGGGCGGTAGATGAATACCCTACTAATATCCATAAGATAGTGAAGGGTATTCAGTTACCAAAGATTGAACGATTACTTCAATGGGCAATCGTTCTGGATTGTGATATAGAGCAGTTAATCACATTATTTTATCCAAATGAAATGCAGAAGTATGTAGAAGCCAAAAACCGAAAGTATGCAGAAACTAAAAACCAAAACATTACAGGGGTAAAGATTATGTATAGAGTATGGGAGAAATCAGAGGAAACTGATAATAAGTGGAGAAAGACATGGTTTACCACAAATTATAAAAGTGAAGCCCAGGATTATGTTCACGATATGTATATGGCAAATGAGGCAGATAGAATGGTTGGTTGTTATGATCCAACATTACAGTATAAGATAAAGGAGGAGGTAGCAGTATGTTAGTAAAGTCAAATATTTCATGGAATGCAAAGCAGATTGGTAAGATGATTGAAAAGGGTACAATCTCTTTTGATAATGCCGTACAGAGAGGTCTTGTGTGGGATGTGAAGAGGAAGTCTTTACTTATTCACTCCATTCTTATGGGTTATCCCATTCCTCCGTTCTATGCTACAAAGAGGGATGGTGTATATGATATGCTGGATGGTAAGCAGAGGTCAAATGCCATTGTAGATTTTATCAATGACAAGTATGCCTTAAAAGATATTCCAGAAGTTCAGAATCCTGATGATGCAGACGTTGATGAAGATATTAACGATATGAAGTTTTCTGAGCTGGCGGAGGAATATCAAGACTTGATCCTGTCATACACATTTACTATCTACTACTATGATGGTATTACAGATGAGCAGATAAATGAAATGTTTTATCGGCTGAATAATGGTAAGCCTTTGTCAGCCATTGAACTGAGTAGAGCGAGAGCAAAGAGTCTTGATGTTATCCGTAAGCTGGCTAATCATCAGTTATTTACCAGTACCCTTACAGAGAGTGCTTTAGCGAAGTATGCCGCAGATGATTTGGTAGTAAAGGCCTATGTAATCCTCTTTACAGATACATATGACTTATCTTCAAAGAATGTACGGAGTATCATTGAAAACACAGAGATTACAGAAGAACAGGCAGATTCCATATCAGATACTCTGGATAAATACTTCAATCTGTATAATGAAGTTTTAGTAAGGTCAAAGAGTGCGGCGAAGAAACTGGTTCAGAAAGTACATATGTTGTCTATTCTCCCTGTTATAGAGGATATGGATGCAGATACAGCTATTGAGTTCTTCAATGATATGCCGGAAGAATATAAGGCAAGTTGTTCTAATGGTACAAATTCAAGTGCAAATGTAAAGAAAAGAGTAGACATATTAAAAGAGTATGTCAGATAGAAAAGGATCCCCAGTATAAAAGCTGGGGATTTTTTTATGTCTGAATAAATCTCTGTGACTCGTGAAAGCATTAAAGTTCGTTGCATATATTTTTATGGAGAAAATCTTTTCTCATAAAGGAGCAGTTAGCACTACTCCAGATGAGTGCTAATACCTACTCACCTACTGGATTATAGGATTTTTTGGTGGATCGTAATAATTCTTTAGGGGTCTCGAAAGCATTAAAGTTCGTTGCAGAATCCAGGGTGGATTTTTCTTCATTCAGCATAATACAGTTGTTAGCACTCCCTGGGGTGAGTGCTAACATTATGTACAATCAAATGCAGCCGTGGCCCCTGGAGGGGCCCCTGTGGGCATGATCCAGTATCTTCGTGCTGATGGTCCAGCCGTGGCCCCTGGAGGGGCCCCTGTGAACGTGATACAGTATCCTCTTGCTGATGATCCAGCCGTGGCCCCTGGAGGGGCCCCTGTGGGCATGATCCAGTATCTTCGTGCTGATGGTCTGTTGTGGCCCCTGTGGGGCCCCTGTGGGCATGATCCAGAGGCTTGGCTTTTGTTGCATTATATGGAAGGAAAAAAATATAAAAAAGTGATTGACAACAATATAAAAAGTGTGGTATTTTATTATTGCAAGCAATACTTGCAAACAATAAAAAAATCATTTTAGGAGGAAAACGCAATGATGAAAAACATTAAAAGAGCTATTAAGGCTCATGAGGTTGAAAGCAACCGCAAATTTGCGGCGGATCTGGAAGGCAAAACGGCGAGTCAGTTGCTGGAGTCCTGGTATTATCGCGACAATATGACTCCGAAGGTGTTTGAGGCAGTTAAGGCACTTGACCCCAATGCAACGCCGGAAGGCTGGATCATTGAAAAGATGGAGAAAAAGCACGCAAGGAAAGAAGCGAAGGCAGCGGCGAATCGCCTGGAAAAAGTGGAAAGAGTAGAAAATACTGATCTACCGAAAAACATTATTGTTTCTGTGGAGTGGCATAAGTCTCGGATTTGGGGATATAATCCAATGGTTACAGTTTCAGCGGACCACAGACGGACTACAGGAACGGCCTCCGGTTGCGGTTATGACAAGGAATCGGCCGCCATAGCAAGTGCATTTAACGCACACCCCGAAATTATGCGAATCATATATGAATATGCAGAGAGTGGCCAGACGTTCCCGTATGGCGTTCATACGTGGGCCGGGGTTCCGTCTTTTGATGGCGGTTGTGGTGTATCTGTATTTTATGCAATATTTGAGGCTTGTGGCTATGAGTTTAAGCAAATAGCAAGCGGCAAATTGTACAACGTATACGCAATAAATAGGAAGTAAGAAAAGGGCCGCAAGTGTTGACCCCGTGTGGATATCCGGCGCCGCGAGGCTGGAGTGCTACACACGGGATCGACAAAAGGCCGGAAGGGAGGAAAGAATGCTAATTTATGCACGTTTTAAGGATGGACGGGAGGCTCTATATTCTGGAGCCGTTCTTCCACTTATGTTAAGCGATCCGGACGTATCCGAAATAATGGACGCTGAAACAGGCGAGATATATAAGGCAAGTTATCCAAATTTAAAGGGAGGGCATGAGAATGAATAATTATGTATTCCGTGATAATAACGGCCAGGACTGGAAACGGGTTACGAAAAAGGCCGCTAAAAAGGCATATATAGCTGGAAATATTGTTGTTTTAGTACCTTGCAACCTTCGACCCTTCGGTCCGTGGGGTATCGGCTGTAGTATCAACCGCAAAGATAGAGCCGCTTTTGTAACTGATGAAATAGGCGTGAAAAATGACTTTGATAATTTGGTAAATAGTCATGAGTTTTATAACTGTATAAATTCAGAAACGGGTCGTTATAGTGCTTTTTATATTCAGATGGATTAAAGGCGTTTTAAGGCGTTTTTAAGTCCGGAAGGGGTAAATATCCCTTGGATAGATAAAAACGCCTCAAAACGTACGAGAGAGGCCTCAAAAGGGCCGGAAAATACAATATTCAGTGGATCCAGTTTGGCGGTTGGACCATTTCAAAATATGGATTCTTTCCAAGGGAGGAAGGCCGTGTATGATGAAAAGAAAATATAAGTCGCCGGAGTTTTGGAGATATTATATAGACGGGAAGGAAGTATCAAAAGCCGAGGCACTGGATCAAAGAAAAAAGAATAGTAAGTATTTATCAAGTAGGAATGTTGCATTATGGGATAAAGTAAAAATCATACGGATGGAACGGAGGTAGAAAAAAATGTATATTCTAACATATAAAGCAAAGCGGAAAAATGCTAGACGCCATATATGGGGAAGGTATAATAGCATAGATGAGTGTATAGTAAACGCAAATAATAGTAATTATATATTCACTGTATATAATAACAAGTGGGAATATGTCCAGGAGGTAAAGAAAAAAATAACTACTGTATAGGGGATATAATAAAATAAGAAGGGAGCCGCTGGAAGGGAAAAACACCCGGAAGGCGGCCCCTTTTTTGGTCCCCTTGCTACCTTCTATATATGTCATGTTTCATGTGAAACACAAGTGAATTAAGGGGTCATGGGCTTAATGTTTCACGTGAAACACGATCCGCCGCTGGATCGTGACCCCACTGGATCCAGGGGCCCACCCGGCAAAAAACCGCCACAGGGGATCGAGGCGGGCATGGGGTGGTGTGTCCCAAAAAATATTGAACATTTGTCTAAGTAGTTGTCACGTCAATTTTGTAACCATATAACTTCAATAGTTGTCACGCCTATTATACTGAGTATTTATACAAATAGTTATCTTGAAAAAGAGGTTTATAAGAGGTTTATGCTTCTATTTTTCTTCTAATCCTCCGAAGATTTTGGTTTTTTGTGCATATTGCACAACAGGGTGTTTATTTCCTATATAGTAAAATAAACACTTCTTCGTGATTTTGCACAAAAGATTTTCTATTAGTTGTCCCCGGATTTTGATTTTTATGGTTAATTCTTGCATTATGTAAACTAATTTGTTATAGTAAAGTGTAAGAGGTGGAAGATGAATATAGATATTAAGCTACAAAACTTAATAATTCCTTCTTATGATGGGGTGTTTAAGGATATAATGCAACATAACCATGTGCATTATACTTTGAAAGGAGGAAGAGGCTCTACCAAATCTTCTTTTATTGGGGGCATTGTTATTCCTCTTCTTCTTATGCGATATCCTAATGTTAATGCGGTATGTTTTCGTAAGGTAGGGAATACTGTTCAGAACTCTATTTATAGCCAGGTTACTTGGGGTATATATCAGATGGGGCTTGAATCGCTCTTTCATATCCCGAAAACATATTCTAACCCGATTATTTATAAACCTACCGGGCAGAAGATATTCTTCATGGGCATGGATGACCCGAATAAGGTTAAATCTATTAAGGTAGAGCGTGGGTATATAGGCATTACATGGTGGGAAGAACTTGACCAGTTTGCTGGCGACAATGAGTTACGTAAGGTATTACAGTCTACCATGCGTGGCGGTGATTTGTTTTGGGACTTTCGTACTTTTAACCCGCCGATTTCGATTGATAACTGGGCTAATGAGTATGCAGAAGAAGCAGAGGATAAGGATAATACCCTTGTAGTTTCTAATACCTACTTAGACGTACCCGAAGCATGGCTGGGTCAGCAGTTTATTGAAGAAGCTGAGGACTTAAAACGTGTTAATGAACGTGCATATTTACATGAGTATATGGGCTTACCTATCGGCACTGGTGGCTCGGTATTTCCTAACGCTTGTGACCTTGATATGAATGAGCAAGTACCTGTCTATGACTTTGATGGGCACGTACTTGAATATACACCGATGTGGAAAACCTTTGATAGGATTTATAATGGCATTGACTGGGGCTTTGCTATGGATCCATTTCGCTATATCCGTATGCACTATGACCAAAAGAAACTTGACCTTTATATCTTCACTGAATATTCAACCGTAGCGACACGAAATCAAGTGGTTTTTGATATTCTCTATAAAGAAAAGAAACTCTTGAAGATGGATGAATTAGTTACTGCTGATAGCGCAGAGCCTAAATCTATCGCAGACTTTAGGGCTTATGGGGCGTATATCAGAGGGGCGATAAAAGGTCCTGATTCTGTGAGATATGGCATTAAATGGCTGCAAGGACTTAATCATATCTATATAGACAAGCGGAGATGCCCACTGACTTATAAAGAGTTTACTCATTATGAGTATTGCCAGGATAGAGATGGCAATTTTATCAGTGACTATCCAGACGAAGATAATCACAGTATCGACGCTTGCCGTTATGGTCTTGAACGCTTCTATAACCGCAGAGGTAACTAAGATTGACACAGATAGATACATACTGTATAATGACTCCAAAATATCTTTTGGAGGTAATTATATGACATACCAAACATTTGATGGAATACAATTTGTGTTAGACGAAAAAACAGGTTATTTTAAGCACTCAACACTACGAAAGTATATGCACCGATATGTGTGGGAATACTATAATGGCAAAATACCGAGTGGTTATGAAGTACATCACATTGACTTTGATAGGTCAAATAATGATATTTCAAATTTACAGCTTCTTTCTCGTAAAGAACACAAAAAACTACACGCAGACTTATTAACCGAACAACAACGAGAATGGCGTAGACAGAATTTAGCCAAAATGGCAAGACCGAAAGCGTCAGAGTGGCATAAATCAAAAGATGGTAGAGATTGGCATAGCGTTCATGTTAAACAACAGCATGAAAGCGGTCAATTTAAGCGAGAATTGATATGTACTCAATGTGGTAAAGAATATGTTGGTGAGTTATACAAAGTTGGGGGCAATTCATTTTGTTCAAATAAATGTAAATCCGCATATCGTAGACTACATGGACTGAATAATATTACAAAAGTCTGTCCTATATGTGGTAAAGAATTTGCAACAGATAAGTATGCTCCAACTATGACATGTTCAAGAAGTTGTGCGAATAGATTGAAGTGGAATAATAGGAGAGGTAATTAAATGGCGAGATACACTTATGGGGCTGGACCTAAACCACGCAGAAGGACTGAAAAGGTAAATCAAAATACAGATAATGTGTATGGTGGTAATAATGGAGCAAACAGAGGTAAGTCATACACAAAGAAAAACAACCCTACGGATCGAGGAAATCGTATAGATAATCTACAAGGTGAAAAGAAAGAACGTAGAGGTAGACGATCCACAGGAACTACGAAATTTAAGTCTAAAACTACTGGACAGAAAGCAAGAAGTAGAAACGCTAATAAGCGAAACAAAGCAAAGGGGTGATGTAAATGCCACAATTATTAAATACCTCTTTGCGTGAATATGAAGGTGTGGGCGAATATAATATTCCCGCTATTCAGCCTATATATGAATTACCACAAATAGATAATTGGCTGGAATTTGAGAAAGCAAAGAAATTGCGTAATAAACCCTCAAAAACAGGAGTACATTTCTTTGAGTATGACTTCAAATTTGAGTGTTGCTGGAACTTTCCAGACCGCTATGCAGAAGTGCTTTCAGCTTATGATGCTATTGTTACTCCCGATTTCTCTTACTATATAGATTTTCCAAAAGCATTACGTATCTATAATAAATATCGTATGCACTGGATAACAGCATATTGGCAAGAGAGGGGACTTAATATGATACCCCTCATACGCATTGGTCTTGAAGAAGATTGGGATTGGTGCTTTGACGGTTATCCTATTGGTAGCATTGTAGCAGTATCAACGGTTGGTTTAGGAAAGAAATCTGAACTACACGACTTGGGTAAGCGGTGCTATGATGAAATGCTCAAACGTCTACAGCCCAAAGAAATTTTAGTATATACACGAAATTTTGATTATTTTCCTGGCAACGTGCGATATATCAAGTACAGTATTGATAAACATATTAAGGGCATAGACGATATTGATAAGGAGGACAATGATGGTTAGTTTCTCTCAAATCATTCAAAAGTTAAAGGAGGTTTTCTCTAAAATGGTCAAAGGTAAATCTATTGAACGTGAGATAGGTGTTTCTCCGCTTATTTCAAATCAAATGGCAAATGCTATTCAGCTATGGGAAGATATGTATAAGGGTCAATCTCCATGGATACATGAACCTACTTTTAACGACCCTACACGGGTTGTCAGCCTTGGATTACCTCAGATGATAGCAAGTGAGAAAGCAAGAACAGCTTTACTTGAATTTAAGTCTGAGATTACAACTCCCATGAAAGAGGTTGAGGTTGAATCCGAAGCTAATAATGCGATTGAGCGTTTTAACGAATCTCTTGATTTTGAGAAAAACTCGCAAAATAACGAAGCAAATCAGCCGCAAGGCGGTGTTCGCACCCCGATGTTTCACCCTAAGAACACAGTTAAAGAACTTGTACCAAAAGGACCTACTGAACGTGCTGAGTACCTAAATAAGATTTATCAGCGTAAGATACTGCCTAAATTGCGTAGAGAAATTGAGTACGGTATTGCTTTAGGCGGGTTGGTAATTAAACCTTATGTTATTGTTAATGAGCCTATAGAAACCATGCAGGATGATGATAATGTACTCACACTTAATACAAAGATAGATAAAGCTGAGATGGAGTTTGATTTTGTCTATGCTGACCATTTTTATCCTCTTGCTTTCAATGGTAGTGGTGATATCACAGAAGCCGCTTTTATCGAACATAAAGTGGATAAGAATATCACATATAGCAGACTTGAGCATCATAAGTATATTAGTAGCACACATCAAGTTGTTGTTACTAATAAGGCTTTCAAATCTACTGCAAATGTACAGGCGAATGAAGGTGCAGACCTCGGTCAGGAAATTTCTTTGAAGCAAGTACCCGATTGGGAAGGTATTCAACCAATGGTTGTTATCAATAATGCTGATAGACTTATGTTTGCATACTTCAAAATGCCTGAAGCCAATACGATTGATATGTATAGTCCTCTTGGTGTGAGTGGTTTTGATAAAGCAATTAAACTGATTAAAGATGCAGATTATCAGTATAGCAGACTTCTGTGGGAATATGAAGCCGGGGAAATGGCTATTGATATTGACCGTGATGCTCTGAAAGATACAGAAGTAAGAGATAATAACGGAAATCTTATCATGGTTAGTAAGATGGGGCATATGCAACAAAGATTGTATCGTCCTGTTGTGCTTGATAATGGTAACGGTAGTGATACATACCAACCTTATGCTCCCACTCTTCGTGATGCAAGTTTTATCAATGGTCTAAATACAATACTCACACATATTGAAGATGTAACTGGTCTTTCCCGTGGTACTCTTTCAGAGGTTACTATGAGTGAAGCCCGCACTGCTACAGAGTTACGTATCCTTAAACAGCGGAGTTATCAGACAAATGCTGATATACAGAAAGCTATTCAGCGGTGCTTAGAGGACCTTGTATATGTTATGAACGCTCTTTGTTCTCTCTATGATATTACAAGCGAAGGAGAATATGAAACTTCATTTGAGTGGGATGATAGTATTCTCGTTGATGTGGATACAGAACTTGGTAAGCGTATGACGCTTATGCAGAATGGTATTATGAGCAAGGAAGAGTTGCGTATGTGGTACATGGGTGAGACTGAGAGACAGGCTAAAGAAGCACTTCTCAAAGTACAGGAAGAGAATAGACTTGCTGTTGAAGATAACCTTATGACACAGATGGAATTTAGAGATAACGGCATGGATAGTAGTATGCAACAAAAGCCGGATTCTTTTAGACAACCTACTGAGGGTAATGAATAATGCTTAATGATAATGAAATTGACAGCCTTATACAACCGTTTGTGGAACGTCAGCAACAACTGAATACTTTTGTTGTAACTAAAATTGCACACAGGGTGAAAGAGGTGGGTAAGTTATCTAAACAGGATGTGTATAAACTGTCCCAACTGTTAAGGGTTGGGGCAGATGCACGTATCATCAATCAAGAGATAGCAAGTGTATTGAATGTGCAAGAGCAGAATGTTAAAGATATGATACGTAAGGCGGCTACTAAAACTTATGCTGATGCTAAACCGTTTTACGATTATCGCCATAAGTCTCAGATACCTTTAGAGAAGAATACCCGTTTACAACGCACTGTAAGGGCGATTAGCAAACAGACGGAAGGTACGTTTAAGAATCTGTCAAATTCTAAAGCTATAGGGTTTAGTATTCGGGATATGAAGAATCCACAGGTTTTGAAGTTCCAGGATGTAACTCAAACATATCAAACTATTATTGATGAAGCAGTGCAAGCAGTACATAGCGGAACTATGGATTTTGATACTGCTATGAGAAGAACATTAAGGCAACTTAACGATAGTGGTTTAAGAAGAGCATATTGGGAAAGCGGTTATTCAAGACGTTTAGATAGTACCGTAAGGATGAACCTTTTAGGTGGTATTCGTCAGCTTAATCAACAAATCCAATTACAAATAGCAGATGAAATAAAAGCAGATGGCATTGAAATTTCAGCACATAGTTTTTCTGCTCCTGACCATGAACCAGTACAAGGTCATATCTTTACGCTTGAACAGTTTGACCGCTTACAAAGTGAGTTGGATTTTGAGGATGTTAATAAAGTAAAATTTACATCAATTCGCAGACCGATAGGCGAATGGAACTGTAACCATTTTACACAGGCTATTATTATCGCAAAACATAAACCTACATGGACACCCGAAGATTTGGATGAACTAAAACGTGCTAATGAAGAGGGCTATACTACAAAAGATGGTAAACACTATACAATGTATGAGTGTACACAGATTCAAAGGGATTATGAGACAAAGATTAGAATAGCAAAAGATGGTTATATAATGGCATTACAAGCTGGAAATAAATCGCTTGCAGATTTCTATGAAGCACGTTTGTCACAACTTAATGCGGAGTACAGACAATTCAGTAAGGATTGCAATTTAACCCGTCAAAGAAAACGTACTTTTGTGCCAAATTTTTCATAAAAATGGTTTACATAATATATATTATATGCTATTATTAACTATGAAAGATTGTTGTTTTCCACATTCTTTTATCTTCCACCCTCCGTGTGGGGGAATCCCTCATGCGGAGTTCAGAAGTTTTTGTCGAGCATAAAGACGTTAAAACAAATGCCATTCAGTCCACACTGTAATGGACGATTAAATATAACAGATATAAATGAATGAAGGAGGATTGTAACATGACAATCAAGGAACTTTTTGACAAGTCGGAAAATGGCTCACTCGACTACTCGACCTTTGAGAAGTTGATGAATGAAAATGGTGCTAAGTTTGCAGATTTATCCGAAGGTAAGTATGTAAGTAAGGATAAGTACGAGAACGAAGTTGCAAGTAAGGATTCACAAATCACGAAACTCAATGATACCATCAAAGAGCGTGAAAAGGATTTGAAGAATCTGAATACTCAACTGAAAGACGCTGGCACTGATTCTGAAAAACTCGCTGAGTTGCAGACACAGTTCGGTAATCTCCAAACCCAGTACAAAACAGATACCGACAATTACAAAGCACAGTTATCTAAACAGGCTTATGAGTTTGCGGTAAAGGAATTTGCAAGTGGTAAGAAGTTCACAAGCAACGCCGCAAAGAGAGACTTCATCAGTTCCATGATTGCTAAAGAACTGAAAATGGAAGGCGATAAGATTCTTGGTGCAGATGATTTTGTAACATCATACTCTACAGAAAATGCAGACGCATTTATAACGGAGAAAGCACCCGAACAGAATACACAGACACCGCCCCCTACATTTTCAAAAACCGTCAATCCTAATACACAGCAACCACAGATGGGTGATAATCCATTCGGATTTCACTTTTCACAAGTAAGACCGAAACCAAATAATATGTAAAGGAGATTAAAATTATGCCTACTTCTTATGTAGCTCCCGCTAATAACGGAACAACTGGTACTAAAGATGGTACTTATGCCATTGGCGCTCTTAACTACGCTGACGAATATCAACGTGCATTGGAGCAAAACTTTCCGTGGGTTCTGAACTATGGCGCTCTTTATGCTACGCCGAATAATGGTCGGTACAGATGGCTGAATAGCAAGACGATTGAGATTCCGTCTATCAGCACAACTGGTCGTGTTGACGCAGACCGTGATACAATCGCATTTGCACAGCGTAACTATCAGAACGCATGGGTAAGCCTTACTCTGGAGAATCAGCGTAAGTGGTCTACTCTCGTTCATCCCCGTGATATTGATGAAACCAATATGGTAGCTACCATTGGTAATATCACACAGGTATTTAACGATGAGCATAAATTCCCGGAGATGGATGCTTACTGCATCAGCAAGATTTATGCTGATTGGTGCAACGCAAAGAATCCTGATACTGGTGAAACTCTTGCACCCGATACTACGGTACTGACTACATCTAACATCCTGTCTGTATTTGACAGTCTGATGCTGAAGATGGATAATGGTCGTGTTCCTGCAAATGGTCGTATCCTGTATGTACCTTTTGAGATTCTGTATATCCTCAAAGAGGCACAGGGTATTTCTCGGTCTATGGATATTACTTCTGGACCTAATGCAATCGACCGTAGAGTAAACCGTCTGGATCAGGTACAGATTGTCGGTGTGCCCAGTACACTGATGAAAACTCTGTATGAGTTCACAACTGATTATGCTGTTGCTGATGATGCAGAGCAAATCAATATGTTCCTTGTTCATCCGATGGCAGTTATCACTCCTGTATCTTATACGTTCTCTCGTCTGGATCCTCCGAGTGCTATGTCTGAGGGCAAGTATGTTTATTACGAAGAGTCCTTCGAGGATGTATTCATTCTTGCAAATAAGGCTAACGCTATTCAGTTTAACGTATCTAACGGTGGTGGAACTTCTACAACTACTTCTACATCTACATCCACATCGTAATAGGAGAAAAACCTATGATTAAAGTCCATAAGGATAATCGGTATATTCGGGTAACTGAAAACGAATTAGACAAATATCTTTCTAAAGGTTATACAGTTGTTGAGGAAAAGCCTGTTGCAAAGCAGGCTCCTCAACCTCAACCTAAAGCGGAAGAGCCTACATTTGCTAAAGTGTATAAGAGCATACCCGAAGAAAAGGTTGTTGAACAGCCTAAACCTCGTAAGCGTAGAAAATAGTTAAAAGGCGGTGAAATCAATGTACCTTACTTATGAAGTCTATACAGAAATGGGTGGGACGTTAGACGAAACCGCCTTTAACGATTTTGAGTACGAAGCTGAGACTTATGTAAACTGGTACACATTCAGACGGTTAGTCAATGAAGTTGAGTATCCCGAAGAACTTGCAAGGTGTATGTATCGTTTAATCATGTTAGCAAAGCTGAAAGCTGATACAATGCTACTTGGTAAACAGACTACAGTAACTGTAGACGGAGAAGGAAATACTACCACAACCGAAGTATCAACATACATAAAAGGTCAGTCAAATGATGGTGTCAGCGTTGATTATAATGCTGTCGATGCAGGAAACTTGTTTGAACTTCTCGCCTCCCGTAAACAGGGTAATGTAATTGAGGATACAATACAAAGATACCTTAGTGGAGTAAGACGTAAAAGTGATAACAAACTGCTAACATACAGAGGTTTATATCCTGATGAATAATGCAATTTACCCCGAATGGTGGGATACCACTGTTACAATCTTCAATAAGTTTACAGACCCACATACACAGGTTGTACGATGGTACAAGACCGTTGTAGAGGGCGCATATTGGAAATATGTTGGTGATAAAATAACAGTTGGTAAAACTGTTCTTGAAACCAACAATATCATCTGTCGCATACGTAAAGATGATAAATTTCTGGAACAGTATCAGTGGTTGCAGAAACCCAATGACCAAATGGGGGATTACTTTACATTGGGAAAAGGTGATATCATTATTAAGGGCGAGGTTGATGATGATATCAATGAGTATCAAGCCGGACACCGTTCAAATGATATAATAGCTAAGTATAAAGACTTGCAAGGTTGTATGAGTATAGAACGTGTAGCAATCAACGTAGGAGCAGGACGATGTGATGAACATTATTATGTAAAGGGTATATAGTTATGGCAGAGGTTTCGATTACAGTAACAGATAAAATATCTCGCACCACAAGTAGATTGTTATTTTTATTGCATAATGAGCGAGTACGGAAAAACTGTAATCAGATTATTGCTCAGATACTAAAACCCTATGTACCTATGAGAACTGGTGCGCTTCGTGAATCTGTAAAGGTTTATCCTGATAAAATCACATGGGGTGAATCACAAGCTACAGAGTATGCGAGATATCAATACAATGGAATTGTGTATGGTCCTAACTTACCAGGATGGGTAGGCAATACGGCAGGTTGGCGTTCTCCAAAAACAAAATACCCAACAAATAGAGTATTAGGTGAATCTGGGGATGCAACATTAAGACCTGTATGGGTGTTTGACAATGGTAAATATAGGCGAGCAAATGAAAATGATGCAGATATAACATGGCACTTTGGATATTTTACACAAGGTACTCGGCATCATTGGCCTAATGCTTATCAAGGTCAAGTTAAGAGTGAGGCAAATAAAAAGATTACAAAGTACCTTAAATGGGTATGGAAACAGAGAGGTGTAAATGTATGATTGACAAAAATCAAGCTGTTATTGATTATCTCATACAATGCCCTCAAATCCTTAACAGCCCACTATATTTTAACCTTATAAATGCCAAAAACGATAATGTTCAAATAATAACATCTGCTGACGATGTAACTACAACAAGACCATATGTTGATGGTAGCATTCCTAAACGATATACGTTTAGCATTGTTACTTTTAAGTCAATAACGGACTTGGCTTTGGTTAAGGATAGTGAATATCCAAATGAAAATGTAGACGATTTAGCAGAAGCACAAGCCCTAATAGATTGGGTACATGAACAAGAAGATATCCAAAACTATCCGAACTTCGGAGAAGATTGTTACATTGATTCCATACAAACTACAACTGATACCCCTCGATTTGATGGTATCAATGATGAATTAACACCCCCTCTTGCTATGTACACCATAGCGATTGTGATAAACTATATTGACACAAGTAAAATGATATGGAAGGAGAACTAAAATGGCAGTATCTCAGTTTAATCTTAAAGACCGCCAGAGAGCGGAACGTAAACTGCTCATCACTGTAGCAGAGTGGAAAGAAGGCGAGGGTACTTCTGTATCCCCTGTAAGAGAGATTCTTGGTACACGTACTGAGGATTCCAGTATTGAGTATAATGCTGATATTGAAACCACAACTGATATCCGTGGTATCAATTATACGGATGTAAACAGAACTCAGCCTCAGCAGAATTTCGACCCGTATCTTATTCTTGGTGGCTCTAAACTTGGTGCTTTCCTGAATGATAAGCGTAGGCGTAATGCTGTTAGCGAACTCAATGACTTTACCATTTATGTTATTACCGCATTTGTTGGTGAGACTGGTCAGTATGAAGCTGAGTGCCATACTGGTTGTACGATTGCTTACAATTCTATCGGTGGTGATAGTAACGTAAATATGCCCATCTCTGTATATCTGTCTAATGACTATAACGGAAGTGGCGCACCTGCTACTGGTACAGTAGATAAGCTGTCTGATGATTTTGTATTTACACCGGATTAAATAACTAAAAGATGGGAGATAAAAGAATGGAAACAACAATGAATAATAATATAATTGACCTGTCATTATCTATCAAGAAGAAGATTCGGATTGATGGTGACGATAATCGTATTATCGAATTGAATACCTCTGATATGGGTATTATAGAGCGTATTAACGGTCTTGCTGACAAGATGGTAGAACTCTCTAATAAGTTTGTCACTGTTAAGTATGATGATGATTTGGAAGAGCGGATTGATGGTAATGCACTGGCAGAAGAAGTCAAACTGATTGATTCTGAAATGCGAGAAATCATAGATGATTTATTCCAGTCACCTATATCAGACGTATGCGTGCCAGATGGTACAATGTTCGATATGTTTAATGGAGAGTTTATGTATGAGATTATCATTCAGAAACTTCTCAATCTGTATGCTGATAATATTCATGCAGAAACAGAAAAGACCATGAATCGTATTCACAAACATACTGACAAGTACATTCCACAAGACCATAAGAAAAAGTCATAATGTTTGAATTACCTACAAGCATTACGATAGGAGAGCATGAATATCCTATTCGTAACAAAGGTGATTTCAGAATGGTTCTGGATTGCTTCGCTTGTTTACAAGATGTGGAACTTGATGAACAAGAACGTGTAATAGCCTCGCTGTGTATCTTCTATTCCGATATTACGTCAATAGATGGTATCGGCGAGGTTTTCTCGTCAGAAGATGAGTTACTGACCGCAGTAAACAAAATGTATAATTTCTTTAACTGTGGACAGAAAAGCGTCGGAGCAAAGCAAAGCCATAAGCTGATTGATTGGGAACAAGATAGTCAGATGATTATATCTGCTATCAATAAGGTAGCACAAAAAGAAGTACGTGCGGAAGAGTATGTTCATTGGTGGACATTTATGGGTTATTACTTAGCAGTAGGTGAGTGCCCATTATCAACTGTAGTAAACATACGTGATAAAATCGTCAAGGGTAAAAAACTTGAGAAGTGGGAACAGACCTTTAGACGAGATAATCCAGAATATTTTGTATGGAACTCTAAATCTGTGGAAGATAGAGAAGCCGAGGAATACATCAAACAAATCTGGAATAATGGTGGTGAGACATAATGGCAAAACATGATGCTGATGTTGTATTAAAAGTGGATCTTGATACAAGTCAAGTACAATCTCAAGCTGACCAATTAAGAGGACGTATTGAATCAATTTTTAAAAAAACCAATGGTAAACAAATGTCCTCTTCTTTTGTGCGCTTAAAGCAAAATATGCGGGATCTATATACTGAAAGCAGTGAGGTTAGTGCTAAATTAGATAGGTTAAACAGGTTTAGTTTTAAGGTAGTTAAAACTGATGAATTTAAGCGGGCAGAAGAAGATATAAAACGGTTTCAAGCACAGGTAAATAAACTTGATGAACAAATGAGCAGAGAGCAGGCAGTTCATGGGACAAACACTGTTCGCTATAATATGCTTTCTTATGATTATCAACAGGCTCAAAATGCGTTAGCAAATGCAAAACTTGAGTGGAAACAGATAAATGCAGAGGGCAGAGCATATAAAGAAATTTTAATGTCCTCTACTCCTGAATACCAGGAATTATTACAACGTCAAGCACAACTTAATGACCGTATGCAAATAGCAGTATTAAGAGCAGGTGAAATGCAGGGTGCTGTTAGTAAATCTGTGCATCCATTCAAAGATATGCACAATGCTATAGTTAAAGTTGGTCATGCAATCAGTAAAGTAGTTGGTTGGGTAAAAAATCTTGTTAATCGCTTACGTGGTGTAAAGACGGGTACAGAAGATGCTTCTAAATCATTAAAGAATTTAGCAAAATTTGCTATGAAATACTTCTTGGGATTACGCTCTATCTTTATTCTGTATAAGCGTATTAGAAGCGCAGGAGTAGAAGCATACAAAGGTTTAGCAAAGCAATTCCCGGAATTAAATGCAGAATTAAATGACCTTAGAAATAGTTTCTTCCAACTCAAGAATAGTATTGCTACAATGGCACAACCTATTCTTTCTTATCTTGTCCCTGCTATTAAAACTCTTATGAGTTGGCTTACTGCCGCTATGAATGCACTTGCTAATTTCTTTGCTATCTTTACTGGGGCTAAGTATATTTACAAAGCTACTAAGCTGAATAAAGATTGGTCGAAGAGTGCGAGTGGTGCAGGCAAAGCGGCTAAAGAAGCGAATGAGGATATAGCAGAATATGATAACCTTATTCTTATTCAGCAAGATAAGAATAATGGTGGCGGTGGTGGTAGTGGTGCGGCTGATGATTATGCTGGAGCATGGGAGAAAGTAGAAGCTGAATCTGATTTTGCTCAAAAACTCAAGGATGCTATCAACGCTGGAAACTGGGAAGAAGTAGGTAATCTATTTGCTAAGAAACTTAACAGTGTTGTAGATACCTTTGATAATTGGCTGAATAATACATTCAGACCAAAAGGTAAACTATGGGCAGATAGAATTGGTAGGATACTGAATGGTCTTACTGATGGGTTTAATGCAAAGAAACTCGGCAATACTTTAGCTGATGGTGTTAATGCTATCTTTGATATCTTTAATACATTCCTTAAACGCTATAATTTCAAGAAGTTAGGTACAAGAGTAGGAGAAGCAATAACAGGATTCTTCACAAGACTCGACCCTAAACTAATTGGAAATACATTAGCAAATAAATTCAATGCGGCTATAAACTTTTGGGGTGGTCTTATTAAAAGCACTGACTTCAAAGTTATTGGCAGTAGAATTGGTATAGCACTCAAAACACTCATTGAGGATATACAGTGGGCAGAACTTGGTGCAAATCTTTCTAACCTTGCCGCAGGAATACTTGAAGGTTTATCCCAGTTTATTATCGACAGTGACCTTGGAGTAACAGTTGGTAATGCTATCAATGAGTTCCTTAGCAAGATAGATTTTGGTAGACTGATGCGTGACTTGTCTGACCTTGCTATCAACATTCTCAATGCTTTAGCAGATGCGATTGAGACAGTTGACTGGGAGATGGTTGGTCAAGCTATTGCAGATATGTTGAAGAACATTGACTGGGGTAGATTTTTAACAGCTTTAGTGAGGGTGGCACTCGGACTTATCAAAGGTCTTGGAACTGCTCTTTTACAGATAGCTACTGACCCCGAAGCACTTGGCTCTTTAGCAACAGGACTTCTTGCTATCTTTGGTGCTAAGTGGATATGGAGTAAGATTACAGGACTGTTTAAGACAGGACTTACGGGTGCTATTACACAAGGTGCGGCTGGTGCTGGCGGTGCAACCGCAGGATTAGGCGCGGCATTATTCAAAGGTTGGGCTTTATTTGAAGCAGGAAGTAGTCTTGCTGGAAGTATAGGGTCTGTAATATCTTATGCTTTCGATGATGAGTTAATGTCGGCTGAATACCAAAAAATGGCAAAAGCACCAACTCAATATCTTGTAAGTGCTATATCCACAGCAGTAGAAGCAGCATCAGAATACTCAGAAACTACAGGAAAAACTACTCTACAAAACGCAATCGGTGATATGCTTGGTTATGGTGTTGACCCGATGGAACTTGCCAAAGAAAATTCTGCTAAAATGCAGGCAGATTCTTGGGAGGCATTTCAAAGAGCAAAACTTGGTTGGGGTACGGAAAAAGGTGGTTTAGGTCTTGGCAGAGAAGTAACAGACCTTGAATGGTTTGCATATCGTTATGGTGAAACTGTTAATCAACTCAAAGAATCAAGTAATACATTAGCACAAGATACCAACTCAGCATTTTCTGGAGTAGGTAAAGCACTCAATGGTATGGCAACCGAAATGGAGAAAGCTGTTAGTGAAGGACAGAAATCGCTTGGGTTATACACAACAGATAGCAGTCATTATGCGGAGATAGCAAAGAATAACGCTATAGCTGTTAGAGACACTGTAAAGTTAGCAGAGCAATCTTCTAACCACTATGTAGAAATAGCAAAGCAGAATAGTGGTTACTATGATAAAATCAAAGCAGAGACAGAAGCTACCTCAAACCATTATGTTCAGATAGCACAAGCAAATGCACAGGCAGTTACTAATACTGCAAAAGAGGCAGAGGCATCATCTAACCATTATGTTGAAATAGCAAAGGCAAATGCACAAGCTGTTCAAGCATCACATAAGGAAATGGAAGATGCATCTACACATTATGTAGGAGTAGCAAAACAGAATGTTGATGCCGCAATAGAAAACGCAAACCGCATGGCAACTGAAATTGAGAACTCAGTTAGTGGTATTCCCGATAGTTATGATAAGACATTCTCAAGTGCATATGAGAAAGTTACAGGTGCATTTGACGGCACAAAGAGTTATTTCCAGCAAGTTGCAGAAGGTGTTAAGGCTCCATTCGGCACAATGGGTGAATACTTTGATGATACATTCACAGACGCATGGGGTAATGTAGTAGATGTATTTCAGACTAATACACCTCATTTCCAATCTATACAAGATAGCATCAGTGGTTCATTTAAGACCATGATAAATGGCATGATTACTGGTGTTAATAACTCTATCACAAGTCCATTTCAGACATTAGGCAGTCTTGTAAACAGGCTGAAAGGAATGACAGTTGGTGATAGTAAGATATTCGCTGGGCTACCTACAATCAATGTGCCGAAGATACCGAGACTGGCACAGGGTGCAGTTCTTCCCCCGAACAGTCCATTCTTAGCTATGGTCGGAGACCAAAAGAGTGGAACGAATATTGAAACACCCCTTGATACAATGGTTGAAGCCTTTAGACAAGCTATGAGAGAATCGGGTGGAGAAAGTCACGCACCAATCATTCTGAATCTTAATGGTAAGCAGATAGCACAAGCAGTGTGGGATGAAGAGAATAAGCGGTACAAACAGACAGGAGTAAGATTCAAATTTTCGTAAGGAGAGTAGCTATGGCATGGCAAGGTTATCTTTTTAAGTCAACAGCAAATAATAAGATATTTCCTGAGAAGTATATTGCACTTGAATCTTGGAGTTCTACACCGAATCAACGTGAAGAAATCAAGGCTTATCGTGATGATAACACAAGAGAACTAACACGTATTACGGCACAGGGTAAGAAGTCTGTATTTAGTTTTAAGACAAGGAAGAAATTGCACCTTGTAGAGAAACAGGAAATACAGAACTTCTTTACCTCTGCCGAGGTTGACTCAACACAAAGAAAGATTCAGCTAACCTACTGGGATGAAGAACTGAATGACTATAAAACAGGGTATTTCTACCGACCAAATATGCCATTTAAGATTTACAAAATCTCAAATGATGATATAATATATGATGAAATGTCCTTTGAATTGATTGAGTATTAAGAGGTCTTATGGAAGTATATTTCAAACGACAAACTGTAATATCATTCCCAGATAATACTTCTCTTGAAGATATCACCACAGGAATTGCTGATGGGTCTTTGATGATAGATGAGGTATTGTTTACTGACCGCTTTACAATCGGAACGTGTAACTCTAACAGATTTGAAGTTGAATTATACGACTTTGATACAATCGGGAATGAGAAAATCTATGTTTATCAAAATGTGTGGGACAGCGAAGAAGATGTAGAACCACGGGAAGTACCACTATTTACAGGATATGTTGACAGTTGTATCACCAACAGAGGACGTTTTGAAGATAGTAAACACATCGTAGCATATGATGCTATACAGAAATACTCTAACGTAGATGTAGCGGCATGGTGGGAACAGGTATTTGATACTGAGATACAGGTTACAGTCAAGACTTTACGTGATTCTCTATGTGACTTTGTAGGTATTGATTATGAGGACGTAACTCTACCAAACGATGATGTTTATATCAAACAAACTCAGCAAATCAATACTGCAAGTTTTATATCCATGCTTACCTACATCATGCAAGTTAATGCTTGTAATGCACATATGGATAGAAGCGGTGTATTGAGGTTCATCACCATTTCTGATAATTCCCCGATTGATGTTACAGACACTTATGCACAGAATACAACAGAATTTGATGATTATACAATCCCGCCATACTATGCTGTGCGTATTACCAACAGTACAGAGAATGTAGTAGCAGTATCAGGCGGTGAAATTAACTATCTTGATATAACTGATAATGTACTCTTACTTGATAAGACTACACAAGAGTTAATACCAATAGCAGAAGCGATATTCCTGGAAGTAACTAATGTAGAATATAAGCCTGCAACTATTGATATGATTGTGTCAGACTTAAACGTACAAGTTGGAGATAAGGTACTGATAGATGGTAATACTTATCTTGTGTGCGAACAGACGTTAAGTGGTTCACAATTTGTGGACCATCAAATCAACTCCATAGGTCAAAGCACACTTGAAGAATCTTCTGCTGAGTATAATGCTACTCAAAAGGATATACAGAACAAGATAAGTGCGAGTTCTCTGAAATACTACAGATTCCAAAACAATAAAGCGATTGCATTCTCGACATCCAGTGAAATTATAAATATTCGCTATTCCTGTGCCGAAGATGGTGTGGTAATATTCCATGGTTGTGTAATATTTGACTTAGAGAGGATTGATACTACACAGCCCGCATCTGTAGAAATGAATTACTCTATCGGGTACGAAGTAGTGAGAGAATATACACCAACTGATACCTACTACCATGATGGAAGATACACGTTTAATCTCTTACATTTTTGGGAGGCATCAGCAAACAGAACAGAGCATTTCATAGTGACTTTAGTTCCAACAAACTGTAGAATTACAATAGGTGCATATCGTGAAGAAGGCTACATGGAAGGCATGGGTCTTATCGGTGAGAGTATTTGGAATGGTCTTATTGAAATCGAAGATAACTTTGGTGAAGAAATCACTCTTATCACTACACCTACAAGTGTTGATGCCATTAGTGGTGAACTTGCACTTAATCTCATTCAAAACATTGTACTCAGCCTGTCCGACAGTGCTGATACGGTATCACTCAATACTGTACCTGTTCCTGAGAAGAACTACACAGGAAAGGTTAAGATAAATAAGAACACCAATGTAATCCATGGCAACATGACTTGGGGGGACCTCAAGCAGATTACATGGCAAGATGCAAACGATGATTATGCTTGGTAAAAGGAGAAGAGTATGAATAACACTCCTAACTATGGGTACAATTTGCCAGAATATCTCGAAGATGCAGATGTGGAAATTCTCAATCAGAATTTTACTGCGATTGACAAGGATATTCTCGATGTACGGCAAATAGTTGTACTAATGTACGATTCTGACGAACACTATGATACAGATGATTTGGTAGGTTTTGAGAATCCTACAGACCATCACATCCGTATGTTCAGATGTTTGGAAGATAATGTTACTGGTGTATGGGACAGCACAAAATGGACTAACACCAATGTTGCCGCAGAGTTGCTTAGACGGTCAGGCGGTGGTACAGAGGTAGAAGCTAACCCTACAGGAACAGCTACTGATACACTTGTAAAAATAAGAATTGGTAGTACCATCTATGCAGTAAGTAGTGGTGCAACCGCTTTAGAGGATTTAACAGATGTTGACTTATCAAATCTCACCACAGGTCAAATCTTAGTATGGGATGGAAATGAGTGGGTTAACTCTGACCCGATTGGCGGTGCATCATCCCTCTCCGACCTTAACGATGTAAGCTTTACCACACCCACAGAGGGGCAGATACTTAAGTATGATGGAGATGATTGGGTAAATGCCGATGCTCCTGATGTGGATGTCACTAAGACAGCCACGGGCAACCCCATCGAGATCAGTGACGGAGCAGACGCGCCGCTTGTCAAGTGCGTGACACAAATCACAGGCTTGCAGGACTTGCACGGATATGATAAGCCGTGGGTTGGGGGAGCTGAGAAAAATAAGTGTCCTATGACGGTTGATGGAATTAAAGCACTTAATACCTCTGGAACTTGGAGCAGTAACGCTTATACTGTCAATGGTGTTACGTTTACTATTCAAACAGATGCTGACGGGAATGTTATTGGAATAAAAGCAAATGGAAATGCAACCGCAAATATAGTATTTATGTGTGGAAATTATATTCTAAAAGCAGGCTCGTCTATTAAATATAGCGGAAGTGTTAATGGGTCTTTAAACACCTTTTGGGTCGCTTACCATGGATACCCTAAAGCACCAGATGGAGATGGTACAGCAGATAGAACATCAGCCTCGACAGATTGGGATGGTGGCTTAGAAATAGGCATCAGTAATGGAGTATCATTGTCTAATCAAATGTTCTATCCTATGATTCGCCTCTCCACAGAGTCAGATTCAACCTTCGAACCCTACTCCAACATCTGCCCCATAACGGCATATACAGAGGGGGAGATTGAGGTGAGTAACGGAGATGGAAATACCACCATCCACACCACCGCTTTCTCGCAATCCATCTACCAAGGAAATGCTGATTTCGTGGGGGGAGAGGTAGAATGTGATATGCCCGTGATTGATTTAGGTGATTTGACATGGGGGGTAAGTGGTGCGATATTCTATGCTTCTATTACTGGCTTAAAACGTCCAGCGACGACGGGAAACGTGTTAAATGCTATATGCGATAGTTATGAAATTGTTTCACAGGCTGCGGCTCCGAGCAGAACGGAAGCATGTATCAGCGGATTGAACTGGATAGACGGAATAGCTCTTTGGAATAGCAATTATACAACGGGCGCTGAAGTGAAAACAGCTATGGCTGGTATAAAAATGGCTTTTGAACTCGCCACCCCCACAACCTCATCCGTCACCCCCACCAACCTACCAATAAAATCTCTTAACAGCTACTCCCACATAGAGTCCACCACGGGTGATATGGAGGTGGAGTATATCACAGAGGGGTATCAGCCGATAGTCGACTTGATAAGCGAGAGTAGTGGGGGAGATAGTCAGCATCACTACTCTACGGATGAACAGGTGGTAGGAACATGGATAGATGGGAGTACACTGTATGAAAAGACGATCAAAAAGCAGAACATTTCCAGTGCGTCAAGCTCGACTGTGCTTATCCCGAGTTCCGAATTAACAGGAATGAACATCATTGAAATCGACGGTAGTTATGTGAGCAGAACGTCAAATTCCACCTACGCTATCAATGCCTATATCAATTCCGACACAATAACTGCCACATGGCTTGCGGAAGATAATATATATTACTGGCTCTACTGGGGGGCAACTGATACCTACGATGCATATATCACCATCCGCTACACCAAGACCTCAACGCGTTCGCTTTCAAAAGGCACGACAGAAGCAGAAAAGACCTCTTCAGAGCCAATTTCAGAGCCTTTAGAGACTAAGACGGACAACTTATCAAAAGATGAAACAGAACTCAAGGAAGAGGACGAGAGCAAGGAAATAGAAGAGATTACGGATGTACCCGAAGTAACAGAAGAAGAACCCGTTGACCCCGAACCCTCAAAGGAGGAGGAAGCAGATGAAAGATAACATCAAAGCCTCATATCTTGACTCTGGCATCGACATAGGTGAGATACATGGACACATGGACATAGTCCTCACTGATGTCAAGACAGGCAAGGTCGAGGAAGTGCATGAGGATAACCTCATCACCAATGCAATCCGAAAGTATTTTATAAATTGCGGATTTCTCAACTACCCCGACTTGGATAAAAATACCATCGTTGAGCAGTTGCTCGGCGGAATCATGTGCTTTGATGATAACATCTCAGAGGATGCCACCATAGTACATGCTCCGGCAGGGCTACACATGATCGCCAATGCCGCTCAGGACTATACCAACAACACCAACACCGAGCAGGGCACCATGGTAGCCAACGATGAGACTCATGTTTATAACGGGTGGCAGAGTGACGGCTCTTATGTCCACACTTACGAGTGGGCAACAGGGCAGGGCAACGGTACTATAGCTTGTGTATGCCTTGCAGGGCGGAATTACGCATGGATTGGCGAGGGTAACAGCGTAAGCCTGACACGCCACAACACCAAAGCAAGCCTTACGGCTCTACAGGGCTCAGTGACAACTCTCAGTGGCATACCGGGCACGGTCT